GTGACAGCATGATTGTGTTAAACATTGGAGTATTTCTTATCTGCATTGGCGTATGTTTTGGCATTGGATTTATTGTAGGTAAGCGTAGAAATAAATAATTTTAGGACTAGCAGATGTCGCAGTCTGTTAGTTCATTTGGAAAATAACCTATATAGAACAATAAAAGAAAGAAGAGGTATACAAAATGGATGGATTTTTAAAATTCAAGAAAGCATTACAGGATCATTTTAACGAAATGCAGAAAGATGTAACGCACTTATTTGAAGTAGATGTTGATAAGGATGAACTATGGAATACGTATCTTGATAGTTTTCCTGCCGGTACTAATAACATTTTCAGAGAACGCAGAGAGCATGATTGTAGTTGTTGTAGACAGTTTATCAAAAATATTGGTGCCGCTGTAATTATTAAAGACAATCAGGTACACACGATTTGGAAACTTGAGCTTAATGATTCTACATATCAGCCGGTATGTGACGCTCTTGATGCTTTTGTAAAAGCACATAAGGTTACGGATATTTACACAACTACATTTCAGAAGATGGGAACCGATTTTAACTTTGAGGAGATTGACGGCAGATCTCATCGTTGGGATCATTTCTTCCTGGAACTTCCTAGTAAATTTGTGAATAAAAGTAACAGTTCTAATGAAGAGATCAAGGGACAGTTTAGAGATACAAGAAATGTATTTAAGCGTTCTCTTGATGAAATCACAATGGATGCGCTTGATACGATTCTTGAACTGATTAATTCCAATACGCTTTATAAGGGTGAAGAATGGAAGACTGTGCTCACAGAGTTTAAGAAGTACAAGAAAGAATATGATAAGTTGACATCTGAATCTGATAAGGAATTGTACGCTTGGGAGAAGTCTGTAACAGCAGGTATTGCAATTGGCAGAATTAGAAATCATTCTATTGGAACACTCCTTGTAAATGTGAGCGAAGATATGGATTTGGATACTGCTGTTAGAAAATATGAGCAAATTACCGCACCGAGCAACTATAAAAGACCCAAGGCCATTTTCACAAAGAAGATGCTTGAGGACGCAAAGAAGACAATTGCAGAATTGGGATATATGGATTCATTGCAGAGAAGATTTGCCACTTTGAATGATATCACAGTTAATAATGTATTGTTCTCTAATAAGAGTGCTGCGAGAAGAATGAATGGTGCAGATGATATTTTTGGACAGATGGAGAAAGAAGTTTCTGTAAGTCCTAAGAAATTTTCAAAGGTTGAAGAGATTTCTGCACAGGATTTTATTGATAAGGTACTTCCAACTGCAAAAGAGATTGAAGCTTTTGTAGAGAATAAGCATGAGAAGAATTTCGTATCAATGATTGCACCTGTAAACACAGATGCTAAGACAATGTTTAAGTGGAATAATGGATTGTCTTGGGCTTACTCAGGAAATATCACCGATTCTGATATGAAGCAGAATGTAAAAGCAGCTGGTGGTAATGTTGACGGAGTTCTCAGATTCTCTATTATGTGGAACGAAAATCAGAATGATAACAGTGATTTGGATGCACATTGTTTAGAACCCGATGGAAATGAAATCTATTTTGGCAATTGCAGAAAGCCTAGTATTTCAGAATGTGGTGGACAGTTAGATGTTGATATTATTCATCCCATGCAACAAATGCCAGGAAAACCTTCCGTAGAAAATATTACATGGGCGGATATGACTCATATGAAGCTAGGCGTTTACAAGTTCTTTGTACATCAGTTCCATAATAGAGGAAGTAAGGGATTTAAGGCTGAAGTTGAGTTTAATGGAGAAATCTATGCATTTGAATATAATAAGCCGGTAAGTGGAAATGTTCTGGTGGCAGAAGTTACTCTTGATAAGAATGGTAATTTCACAATCACTGAAAAACTTTCTGGAATTTCTTCCGTGACAAGTCGTGAGATTTGGGGAGTAAATACAAATCAGTTTGTTCCTGTATCAGTGATCAGTTATAGCCCGAACTATTTTGATGAACAGGATGGAATTGGACATAGACATTTATTCTTCTTCCTGAAGGATTGTGTGAATAGTGAGGAGCCTAATGGATTCTATCTTGAGTTTCTTGACAATGATTTAATGAAGCATAAGAGAGTATTCGAGGCTTTGGGAGCAAAATGCCATGTAGAAAACACTGACGACCAGCTTTCTGGTATTGGATTCTCAATGACGAAGAGGGCAGAACTTGTTGTTAAAGTAAAAGGTTCAACAGAACGTATAATGAAGATTAAGTTTTAATGAAAAAAAAGGAGAATATTAATATGAGTGAAGTAAATTTGTTTGAAGTAGCAACACGTAATAATTACCAGTTTCCGTTTAGAGGATTGATCAATGTGATTGATCTGTGGGATTTGTCTCTTACAAACCTTGATTCTGTATTCAAGATACTGAATGCAGAGGTAAAGAAATCCGAAGAGGAAAGCTTGCTGAACACTAAGAGTAAGGAAGATGAGGAACTCTCCAATAAGATTGAGATCGTTAAGTATATTGTTGGTGTAAAGCTTGCTGAAAAGGAAGCAAAGGAAGACGAGAAGAAGAACCGTGAAATGAAACAGAGACTTCTTGCAATTAAGGCTAAGAGACAGAATGAAGCGTTGGAAAATCTGTCTGATGAGGATTTGGATAGAGCTATTGCAGAGCTTGGTTAATATGTTTGGGTTGGCTGGTGTCATAGCCAGTCGGCCTATTTAGAAAGATAATGAAATGTATCTTTCCATGGGTTTTATCCAAAAGATAACCTATATTATATAGGTCGAAGAGATGAAATTTATGCATTTTTATGTGATTTATTACAGCAATAGTTATTTGGAAACAAAGAATAATACATTGAAAGGAGCAAGAGATTTGCTGCAGCATTAAATCTGGATTTACTCTGAGTAAGAATGAAAGGAACATATAAATAATTGATAGAAATATCAAAAAATGAAGAGATAAAAATAGTCCAATTATATGTGAAACAAAAGTATACGTTAAGAAGAATAGCGAAAATATATCATACGGATCATCATAGAATAGGTAGAATTTTAGAAAAATATAAAATTAAAATAAACAATGATGATAGAACAATAACATCAAGAAAAGGATATAAGAAAAAACCATTTACTGAAGAACATAGAAAAAATATTGGATTATCCGCAAAAGGAAGAAAAACAAATCTTGGGAAAAAGATGCCAAAAATGAGCTTATATAAAAATATGGCTGGTCATTTACATAGAAATGTTTCTTTGGAATTCCTCTTATCATTTGAAAATATTGATAAATTAAAATGTCTCACGTCAATTATTAATAAAGATAGGGTTTCACAAAATTTTAATGATGAACAATACAAAGAATTTTTAAAATATTTTTATTATGATAACACATTTAATCATACTTATGATAATTGGATAAATGAAAATAAACAACAATTTGCGAAGCCATCATTAGATCATATTGTTCCATTGTCCAAAGGAGGCACATGGGAGTTATCAAATTTATGCATTATTCCATGGTGTATAAATAGGGCAAAATATAATTTTATGCCAGATGAATGGGAATATATTAGAGAAAAATATTTCACAGAAAGGTGGTGTTAATTTTTATGGAAATCAAAGCTAATAATATATATTTAGGAGATTGTCTTGATTTAATGAAAGACATAAAAGATAAAACGATAGATATGATATGTACTGATCTTCCATATGGTTAAGGACAAACTTCACGAAATAAATGGGATTCAGTTATTCTATTTAAACCATTATGGGAACAGTATGAAAGAATCATTAAAGACAATGGTGCAATTATTCTATTTGCGAATGGTATGTTTACTGCAGATTTAATGCAAAGCAATCGTAAGCTTTGGAAATATAATCTTATTTGGGAGAAAACACAGCCAACAGGATTTCTAAATGCTAAGAAAATGCCATTACGCTCGCACGAAGATATCTGTATTTTCTATAAGAAACTTCCAACATATAATCCACAAAAAACAACTGGACATCCAAGAAAAGTTAGCAAAGCAGAACATAAGACTAACTGTAAAGAGACTACTGATTATGGAGAACATGGTCTTACTGCCTATGATAGCACAGAAAGATATCCTAAGTCGGTATGGACATTTGCAAAGGATATTCAAAAGTCAGCACTTCATCCGACACAAAAGCCTGTGGCACTGATTGAAGAGTTGATTAAGACATACACTAATCCAGAAGATTTGGTTCTTGATTCATGTGCAGGAAGTTGTACAACTGCAGTTGCAGCTTTGAACACAGGTAGGAATTACATATGTTTTGAGAAAGATAAGGATATTTTTGAGGTTGGAAGTAAGAGAGTCTCTGAGTATAAAGGAGAGAAAAATGACTGAGAAAGAAAAATTATTAGAATATATTAAGAAACCAGTATTGACCACAGCAAGAAATAGTATGGGTTGTGATGAAAATTGGTATAATTCATATTTTGCAATTAAAGAAACATTTCCGATTGAAGAAATCAATTCTATGTCTGATAAGGAAGTAGAGAATCTTGTAAGACTCGGAGATTCAATGTCGGAAGCATTTTACTAAAAGCATATGAATTTTGGTTTCTTGGCTTGTCACAAAACCTATACAATATTCAGGACAAGCCTAGTAAAACCACGTTTCTTTTGAGGGGGCGATTAATTTGGATAAATCATGTGAATCTTGTAAATGTAATACCTGTAAGATGAACGAAAATGGTGGCATTTATGGTGGATGTTTTGATTGTGAAGATTGCAAGGAACAAGATTTGCACTGTGAAGCTTGTTCAATGTATGAATACGATAAAGATAGAATGAGTAATTAGGAAAAATTTATGGGAAAATCATTAGAATTTGTAAAAGAAAGAATTGCATTAAGTCAGTGTAATGGGATGGAGAATAATAAATATGAATCTATGATTGAGTGGGATGCACGAGAGTTGTTTAAGAATACTCATTATTCCAAAGATAATGAGTTAATTTTAGCTAATGTTTCTTTTCATAAGGATAATAAGCCTTATTTCAATGTGATTATTAAATATAATCCTGATGCAGATTTTGAGTATTTCACAATGCAACGATGTGTCTGCGATGGCTCATTTGTATTCTTTCAAGATGTGATGCGTGATTGTATAAACAAATTAATTCATCTTGAAACTTGTAATGTTAACAAAAATATTCCAAAAGATTTAACTGGATATTCTATCGTTTATACAATCGGAGATTTTGTGTTAGCAGAAGAATTTAGTGATGGATTCACTACAAATGAAAAGCCGTGGATGAATAGCAGATTCACAGCTATGTTACCAATTAAGTTTGAGGTGATAAAAGATGGAGAATAACAGTGTAGGAACATCACTAGAAGAAATGCAAAAATTTTATGAATTGGTGGATAAAGTAGCTCCTTGTACTATATTTTCTGAAGAAGAAAATCTTGAAAAAATCAAAAAATTGTTAGGCAGTGATAGATTAAAGAAATATACATTTGTTGAGATCCCTAAATCATTTAATAATCTGATAGGAGATAATAATGTATTTTTAATTCCGATGATAGACAAACCTATAAAAGTATTGTTTGAGGATAAGAAATATGAATAAAGAAGTATATGATTTGGCACATAAAATAGCTGCTAAATGGTGCTATAGAAATCAATTAGATATTATTGGAGCAAAGAAAAGTGACAATTATCTTTATGTTAGAGGATTTAACGGTGGTTTTCCACATGAAGCTGCAACAATAAAAATTGATATTGATACCGGAGAAATCATTCAGTCGTGGGGTTATTATGGCTGTCCTGTAACTATTTTGAAAGGTATGTACGAGTAGAGAGGAAAATAACTAAATGGATATTTATCAATGGGCTTTGGCTACAAAAAGTGGAGATAATTTAAAAGAATTTTTTAAAAATAGAGAAGATGAATATGCACTTTGGTATCTTATTTCAGGATTACATCCTAAACATCCTGCCGTTATTCGTTGGAAAGCTTTAAGAGAATATATGAATGAACAAGAAAAGTTATTTCGTGAATATGAATCGAAATGCTATAGAAAATTATTGGACAAACGTTATAAAGAAGCTTTGAGGAAAAATAAATGAACAAGAGACAGAAAAAGAAATTATTCAAACAGACACTTATTAAGGTTCGGAAATTGCATCCACAAAAAGGCGATGTAATTTGTTTTCAGCCAAATATAGAATGGATTGATATGATTACGATGTATCAATTTATGGACTCATATGCTGATAATAAAATTTTTGGCGAAGCTTCATTGGCATTAGTTCCTTCCAATATCAAGCAATGTACAGATAAGAAAAGGGCACAAAAATTTGTTGATAATCTACAGAGCATTGTAGATCAGATGGGAGAATAAATGAATCAGATAGATAAAATAGATTATATGATCAAATCTCTTGAAGCTGCAAAAGACGAGATAGAATATGCTCAAAATTGGGAGGGAGACAAACACCGGTATCCTAATGGGACTATTATAAGAGAATCACTTCGGATGGTTGGCAGGATGGCTAACCAGGTTGCAAATGATGTAAGTTTAAGTCCTTATTGTAGTGAATTATTCAAAGAAGATTAGAGTCAAAAATCTAAGAGCATTTCTGCTCAAAAATTTCCATTAAAGAGAGAATAAGATGGTGACAATAAAATATCAAAGGAGATGTATTATTTATGCCTAAAAAGAAACAACATTTTGAAGGATTAACATTTAATTATTACGTGGATGGAAAGCCTTTATTTGACAAATATAAGATAATAGATGAATTCGTAAACACAAGATTTCCAAAGAACGATAATCCATTGTCACCAGTACTTGATACAAAGATCATAAATGTTAAATGGTATAAAAGACATTTATTAAAATCATGGAATATTGTTATAATTAAAGATTTAATAGATTTATTGAGCAATGAAAGAATAGATAATGTTTTTGAATTAGAAATACAACAGTATAAAGCTGCTCCAAAACACACATTAATTAGAAAAGAAACTTATTCAATTGATGAGGCAAGACAAAAAGTAAAAGATGTTTTATTTGAAAATGATAAACGACTTGCAAAGGTAGAATTTGATGGAGATTTGGTTAAAGGAAATAGCCAGAGATATCAAACATTTTTTACAAATGGATGTAAATGCACTAGATGCGGCATTGAAGGAAAGTATTTTGCGAAAGAGAGACATTTTAAAGATAGAAGTTATCACCTGAATTTATATGCTGTTGATGATAATGGTAACGAAGTATTAATGACAAAAGATCATATTATACCACAATCAAAAGGTGGTAGTGATGATATAAGTAACTATCAAACCATGTGTGAACCTTGTAATAAAGCAAAAGGAAGCAAGATAGAAGATTAAATCTTAGGGCGAATTCGTAGGAATTCATAATGGTAATTGTGGATGGGGATTATCATTCAGGTAGGCAAGTCAGAGTAATAAAGTCAACAAAAATAATACAAATGCCAATGAGAATATTATTTTATATACAAAGGACTCTGACTTGTGTTTCCATAGGGCATATCTATTATACACAAATTCTATTAAAATCCAACAAAATTCAAAAATTAGAAGAAAGGAAAAATTAGAAAAGTTCCTATAGGATAAAGTGCGCACTACTTACTAAGGTAAGAGGAACTTGGATAACAAAGAAAGAGCATTAGCACATGTAGAAAAAATTGAGTGGATCAGACCTATTGAAAGGGCTGATAATATTGAACTTATTGGAGTATTGGGATGGATGTGTATTGCAAAGAAGGGTGAATTCAAAGTGGGAGATACTGCTGTTTATATAGAAATTGATAGCAAGTGTCCTGAAACAGACGAAAGATTTGCTTTTCTTGCAAACAAAAAGTTCAAAGTAAAAACAATGAAGCTTGGCAAATTTAATGTAATTAGTCAAGGATTAGCATTACCAATTACTATTTTCCCTGAATTAGAGAATAAAAATATTGGTGATGATGTAACAAAAGAACTAAAAATTACATATGCGTTAGAAGAAGACGCAGCAAGAAAATCAAATAAAATCGATCCAAACGCAAAATATAAAGCAATGGCAAACAGAAGACCAAAGTTATTTTCTAAGCCTATTGTGAGAAAGATTATGAAATATAGTTTTGGTCGCAAAATTATGTTTCTTTTATTTGGACGAAAGAAAGATAATCCTAAAAAGTTCCCAGATTGGATTGTTAAAACAGATGAAACAAGAATTGAAAACGCACCGTTTTATCTTCAGAGTACGGATAAATGGATCAAAACTGAAAAATGCGATGGAACCAGCTGCACATTTGCAGTTGATAGATTAAAGAAAAACAAGAATAAATTTGATTTTATTGTATGTAGTAGGAATGTAAGACAGGCTGATAGAGAACAGGCTTGTTATCACGAATCAAATATTTATTGGGAATTAGCTGATAAATATGATATTGAAAAAATTCTTACACAGTTTGCAACAGAGAATAATTATAACAGAGTTGTACTACAGGGTGAAGGAGTTGGCTCAGTTCAGGGGAATCCATATAAATTTACAGAAAATAAGTTATTTGTATTTAATCTGATTATTGATGGCACAAGACTCGGAACTGTAGAAATGGCTGATTTCTGTAAAAGTCATGGATTAACAAGTGTACCAATTATTGATACTGCTTATAAGTTGCCTAAGACAATGGAAGAAATGAAACTTGAAGCTGACGGATATAGCGAATTAAATTCAAAGGTTAAAAGAGAGGGTTTTGTATATAGATCCCAGGATGGACGACAGAGTTTCAAAAATGTTAGTCGTGAGTATTTATTAAAGCATAATGGATAGGAGTTTTATTTGGAGAATATAAATATCAGATGTTGTTGGATTTTAATGAATGTGACAAAGCGAGGTAGAATTATATGAATTATTTTATAAGTGATCTGCACGTAGGACATACTAATGTACTTAGTTTTGATAATCGTCCATTCAAGTCTATTGAAGAGCATGATGAGGCTTTAATTAAAAATTGGAACAGTGTAGTTGGCATGGATGATGATGTATATCTGCTTGGAGATATATCATGGCATAACGCTACAAAAACTATTGAAATTTTCAACAGATTAAATGGCCATATACATTTAATCAAGGGTAATCACGACAGCCGTTTGCTCAAAAACAGAGAATTGCAAAGTAGATTCTGTGAGATCACTGATTATAAGGAATTGGATATTGGAGATGGTAAAGGTATTGTACTTTGTCATTATCCTATTCCTTGCTTCAAAAATCATTATTATGGCTGGTATATGTTATACGGTCACGTTCATACAAGTTTTGAGGATAACATGATGCAGCAGGTGAAGTATCAGATGGAAGCTTTATATGATAAACCTTGTAATATGTTCAATGTTGGATGTATGAAAATATATATGAATTATACTCCGAGAACCCTAGAAGAAATCATTCAGAGTGGAGAATAAGTATGTGTAGGTATTGTGATTATAATTCGGAAGATAACCGTATATTTGTAGATCCATTAGACGGAGAGTATTATTTAGATATTGAGACTTCAGAATGGGATGAATACGACGATGGCTATGTGCATCAGAGAGAGTATATTGATTATTGTCCATGGTGCGGAAGAAAGTTAGGAGAAAAATATAATGACAGATAACAGATTATTATTACAATCCGATGTGATATGTTGGTATTGTGATTGGAGCTACTGTAATTGACTAAATTTTTAGAAAGTTGGTGAATGACTTGAGTGTATGGGTAACTGGCGATATTCATGGAAATCCTATAAGATTGAGTACTGAAAATTTTTATGAGCAGAAAGAATTTTCTGGAAATAAAAATGAAAATACAGTAATCATTCTTGGAGACTTCGGACTGATATGGAATCGCAACGGAGAAGATAAACAAGAGAAATATTGGTTAGACTGGTTGGAAGATAAGTCATTTACAACAGTGTTTGTTGATGGCAATCACGAATGCTTTCCAAGACTCTACAGTTACCCTGTTTCAGAATGGAACGGTGGTAAAGTTCATGTGATTCGCCCTCATGTACTACATCTAATGCGAGGAGAATTGTTTACAATTGAAGACAAGAAATTCTTCGCTTTTGGTGGAGCAAGTAGCCACGATATTCATGACGGAATTCTCGATTATGATGATACTGATTGGAGAGAAAAAGCTAAAAAACTAGATAAGCAAGGTAAGTATATGTATCGCATTAAAGGATTGTCCTGGTGGGAGGAAGAGATGCCAACCGATCAGGAGATGCGGTATGGATTAAAGACGCTTAAGGAGAATAATAATGTAGTGGATTATATTTTATCACATAGTCCATCAACCTCTGAACTGTATCTTATGGGCGGTAAAGGATTGTATGAACCAGATAAAATCACCAATTATTTGGAAGAAGTAAAAGCAAAGACGGAATACAAAAGACATTTGTTTGGTCATATGCATGTCAATAAAGCTATTAATGATAAAGACATTTGCTTGTATGAACAGATAGTTAGGATGCTGTAAAGTGGTAGACGATTATAAAGAACATCCAGAAGATTATGAATAGGAGAATAACTATATGTATGAAATTGTAGAAGATGAATATAGCCAGTTCTTACAAGACATCTCAGATGGCTCAATGACATTTGGAAAATATATTCATGAGTCAGAATACGAAGACGAATATTCTCATAATGATATTAACGAAGCGCAAGGCAAATTTATTAAAAAGGTTACAGAATATCTACATGAAAATTATCCTGGTAAATATATAGTGTCAGGCGGTTGGTGTGTATTTGTTATGACACCTGATATAGCGAGAGAAAGTCATGTATCTGAGAGAACTATAGAGCTGTTTACGGTGAAATAAGGAATCGAAGTAAAGATTTATTTCTTGTGGAAATAACGGAAGGAGAGAATAATTAATTGAAAAGCAATATTTTTATTCCTAAAAGAATAAATGTTGGATATCAAAATCGCTTAGATACATATACTGGTAAATTAGCTTATGTAATTTATTATGACGAAAAAGGAGTCCTACGAAAAGAAACATCCTGGAATGGATGGCGAGATAAAGATATTCCTAATACTGAGTTTGATAATGTTCCAACTGAAGGTTTTGTTTTTAATAAAAAAGTGGGTGATTACTCTTCAGGTTGGGATCATAGACAAGCCTATTGTAGAGTATATGATCCAAGAGGATTTGAGTTTGAAATTACTATAGAGAATTTATTATACATATTGGAGAATTGTTCTTGTATCAAAGGTAAGGGCATAGAAGGAGAATTAATATATGGTTGGGATGGTAAAGACTTGGTTCTTATGCCGGTAGAATCTCCTGATTATAAAGCAATTGAAGCTTATAGTAAAATCATACATAATAATGAATCCATTAAAGCAAAAGATTTAATAATTGGTGCTACATATTTATCTAAGAATAATGAAAATTGGATTTATATGGGACGATTCGATACATATGGTTATGGATACGAATTTAAACAAGATGGTAAAATTGAAAGAGTAAAATCGTATGAAAAAATTCCAAATGAACGAAATGCATATAGATATTATAATAAGGTGCCATATAAAAATATAAAAAATTTGTTATATGGAAAAATGTATTGGTTTGCCATATTATATAATGATAAATATTGTTTTGAACAATTTAAAAGTATTCCTAAAAACAAATTTATTAGTTGTATAAACGATAAATGTATTTCTAATTATTCTGAAATCTATGATTTAATGCAATCATCTTGGGAATTTTCTCCAATAGACGATACTAAAGACAAATTTTTTGAATTTTCCTTCGAGGATTTTTATAAAAAATCAACTAGCACATATTGGAATAATAATAAATTAAAATATATAGATACGAAATTCCTTGTAAATGTTGATGGAGAATATATTGAATATAAAATGGAGACTTCATACGAACCGGAAGACAACGGAAAATATATTGTTTATAAGTACAATGGGAGGATGGACGAAATAGAAGCAATCGATATTTTCCCGACAGAAGAAAAAGAGATTAATAATTGTTATGGAAAGAAAATTGAAACACATATGATTCCAGTATCTATTGAAGAAGTTTTTGAAAAATTAAGGCCTGCGTTTAAACAGAAATATTTAGCAAATGGAAGAGAATATGAAAAGGAGTATGAATTACGTGAGTAAGAATGATGATCGAATTTTAGAATTAAAAAAGCAGATTGACGCTAAGAAAAAGTCGATTTCAGAGAGAAAGATTAGATTTTCACCTGAAACAAATTGTGTTCTCAATATGGACGGGATGACTATTAACATTAATGTTTGTTCAGATGATGCGCTATTGTTACTTTTGATTAGGTTGAATTCTTATTTGATGTCAGCCGTAGATCTTGGGATGAACGATTTTGAAATTTCAGGTTATAGTGTAACCGCATGGATCAATGATATTAAGAGCAAATTAGAGGTGTCTGGTTTAAGGAAAGAAGAGTCTGATCTGAATAGAATGGAAAGTAAGCTGGACAAGTTGTTATCTGATGATAAAAAGACTGAGCTTGAAATTGATGAGATCACAGCATTGTTGAAATAAACATAAAATATATAATTTTTAAATGGAGGTAATTTATATGTACGATAGAAATCACGATAGACTATACATTGGCGATGAGGTGCAATTTTCAGATGGGTACGGTACTAAACAAAGTAGAGTAATGAGCTTTACGCCTACTGGTAATATAATTGTTAGAAAAGATCGCTATAGCCCTATGGAAGTAATAGATCCCAGAGATTGTGAGTTAAACAGAGATAGGAGATATTAAGATGCGAGACAGAACTGGTAAGCCACTTAATATTGGCGATAAGGTAACCTTTTATACTTGCACAGCACCTAAAGGTAGTTATACAAGAAGTAGTAAGATTATAGGGTTTACACCAAACGGAAATGTAATAGTCAGAGGTGACTTAATTCATGATGATGAAGTTGTAAGTCCAAGCGACTGTATGAAATGGTAGACACAGTGAATATATGGAGAGACTGAGCTTGAATATTCAGAAATTTGTAAATAATGCAACAACTAAGAAAAATAAGTAGTTTTCATGACGAAATTTTGCTTTCAAGGCTTTCACAAAAATATAAAATATAAGGAGAATAAGATTATGGAGACAATTTTAAGATTATTAATGGAGAACCCTGAGAATTTAGGCGAGGTAGTAAAGAGTTACATTACAAAGTACAAAGAGCCTGTATATGATGTTTTGAAGGAGCTTATGGTAATTATGAAAGATTATTCTAAGAACACTGAGTATCCTGCTATTTGTGCAAAGATTAAGAAGAATACATATGATGCATATGTAAATGCTGGTTTTACAGAGGATCAGGCATTAGCACTTATGATTAACGATAACATTCGATTAATGGAGAATATTAAGAAGTCAAGTAATAGAGTTTCTGCAAAGAAGGACAAGTAAATGTCAATAGGTGATGGAAGAAAGACATATTCAGACAGCACATTAAAATCTATGACAAAAGATGAGCTGATTGAAATTATTCGCTGCTTAGAAAGTAATCTCAGAAATGCTCATGAGACAAATGATATTCAGTATGAGAATTGTAAGAGGTTATTGAGCGAAGAGAAAAATAAAATTCTTGATGAAGTTTTGCATACTTGTGACATTGAGTGTGGTTTTTATAGTGGCGATGTTAAGAATCTTACAAGACACGTTTTGATGAGAGTGTTAGAACAATTAAAGGAGAATACATAAATGGGAATTGAAGGAGGATGGTGGAATTTCACACCAAATACTGAATACCAAACTTGTCCAGAATGTGGAGGTACTGGTAAAGATAATGCGACATTAGATTGGAAATGTTACATGTGCAATGGATTAGGAAGAATTAAAAAGGAAAATGAAGATGATGACTAAATCACTGTTTCATCAGGATAATATTAATGGAGGAATATTATGGAATGCACAAGAGGATACAGATCATTTCTAAATATGCTACTGGATCCAGTTGATGACTATATAGAGCATAAAGATGAAATCGAAGAAATTCTTAAACCATTCACAACAATTTCGCAAGTATCTCCAATAAATCAAGAAATATATATCAGCTCAAATTGGCAAAACCAAGACAAACATTATGCAAGAGTTGCTGAAATATGTAAAGATAGCAAAATTTACAGCACAGATGAAAATGCTTTGTATGAACTAGATAGAGAACTAAATGAATCTGGTTACAAAACACGAATTGGTAGAAATTGCAGTACAGGAACTTTAAGTATTGCGGTTTTGGAAGAACCTGGAGTAAAGAAAGAATAAAAATCAGAAAGGAAAAGGTTAGGTAGCTACTAAGGACATGTCACTTTCTGGTGTATATGTAATTGAAGTATATGGGAAGTAAATCTCGAATAGTTGATAATATCATTCCTATTATACAAGAAAGACTACGAGATTATAATATCAAAACATACATAGAGCCATTTTGCGGCGGCTGTAATGTAATTGACAAAGTGCAATGTGATACAAAAATTGCATCCGACAATCATAAGTATCTTATCGAAATGTTCAAAAATCCAAATCAGATTGAAAATCTTCCACAATTTATAACAAAAGATCATTACTCAGACGTTAGAGAATGTTTTAATAAAGGATTACATACATATCCTGATTGGTATATTGGAGCCATAGGATTTCTTGCAAGTTATAATGGCAGATTTTTTGATGGTGGTTATGCCGGTATTGTACATACAAAAGCTGGAACTGAACGCAATTATTATGATGAAGCTAAAAGGAATTTGTTAGAACAGATTCCAAGATTAAAAGATATTCAATTTTGTTATGGCGATTATGAAGACCTATATTCTGATAGAATTGATTGTTTGTTTTATTGTGATATTCCATATAAAGGAACGAAGCAGTATGGAGTAAGTAAGAATTTTGATTATGATAGATTTTGGAATTGGGCAGAGAAGATGAGCGAGAAAAATATTGTGCTAGTCAGCGAACATGAAGCTCCTTCACAATGGGAATGTATATGGCAGCAAGAAGTAAAAAGAACAATTGACAATACAAAACGTGTTAAAGCAGTAGAAAAATTGTTTGAAATCAGAGAATAAATACTTAGAGGCGAAAATATGATTGATACGCAATTATGTAAAGCAAAATTACTAAATACTAACACATGGATTACAGGATTTTATGCGAGTAAACAAGAGACTACATATTGTTTTAAAGAAGATTATGATAGAAATCCTGTTCAGACACGTCATTATATCATTTGTGATGAGATGACAGATTGGGGACTGCCAAATGTGTTTAGAGAATATGAAATAGATCCAAAGACATTGTGTAGATGTACAGGCAGCCATGATAAGAATGGTAAGTTAATCTTTGAAAACGACATTCTAAACGGAGAATTATATAATGTAGTATCTTATGGAAATGGTGAGAATGAATTTCTCGGAATGAATGTTGGTTGGTATATTCAGAGAGATGACTTTGAATCATGGAGAGAATTATACGATTTAGATATGTATGAAGTAACAGGGAATATCTTAGATAATATCTAATCAGTCTTGAACAATTCAGTTCAAAAAATCCAAAATAAAATGTCACGAATAATATATAAAATCCGTGACAAAAAGAGAATAAATGCGGAAAGCATTCATATTTGGGTGGAAGAACAGCATACCCTTGGGTTTTTATACTCAAAAATCACTGTTGAGGATAGATTTATCATAAATTTATTTTCTATGTTCCGTCCAATTTGGGCGTTTAAATAGATAGTTCTATATTTTATTTTATATATTTTAAGGAGGATTTATTAATGGGTTTTCAAGTAAAGAAAGCTAAAAGAGAGAAGATTTATGTAAAGGTTGCTTTAATGGCTCCGTCTGGTGGTGGAAAGACATATGGTGCGTTACGTCTAGCAACCGGTATGAAGGAAGAAATCAAGAATGAGACTGGCAAAGATGCAAAGATTCTGTTAGCAAATACTGAGCAGAAGCGTGGTTATTATTATGCTAACGAATTTGATTATGACATTGTAGATATTGATGCTCCTCATAATCCTGAGAAGTATGTTGAATTGATTGAGTTTGCAGTAGCAGAAGGCTACGACATTCTGATTATCGACTCTTCCTCTCATGAATGGGAAGGAAAGGGAGGATGTTTGGAATTACAGCAGCAAGCTGGTGGTACATATCAGGCATGGGGTAAAGTCACTCCGAGACATAACAAATTTATCAATGCGATTGCAGACTCCCCTATTCATATCATTGCCACGATGAGAGGTAAGGATCAGTATGAAGTCAGCAAGGACGACAGAGGTAAGACTTCTGTGCAGAAGTTGGGTGTAGGTGCAAAGCAGAGAGATGGATTTGAGTATGAATTTACTTGTACATTCTTGATTGATCAGAAGACTAATTGTGCTGAAGTTCAGAAGGATAACACTCATATTTTTGAGCATGAAGGAGCGACTTTACTGACAGAGAATCATGGTAAGAAGATTATGCAGTGGGCTAATTCTGGTGAAGGTTATACGCCAGTTGTAAGAACACCTGAAGCTGAACCTACGAAGGCGGAAGCAGCTGAAGAAGATATTTCTGCTATTAAGAAGGAAATTATTTCTCTTTGCACTCAGCTCGGAGGCACAAAGAATGAAGCTTTGATGTCAGCCTTAAAGGAGTTTGTTCCTAGCGGAAACCCCAATGCAATCAGAGAACTTCAGAAAGCAAAAGATTGTTTAGCAAAAATTAAGGATATTCAGCCGGTACAGGCTTAATTTAGGAGGATAAAATACATGAACAAAGTGATTTTGATTGGAAGATTAACCAGAGATCCTGAGGTGAGATATTCTCAGGGAGCTACCGCAACAGCGATCGCTCGTTTTTCCATTGCAGTAGATAGAAGATTTAAGCGTGATGGCGAGCCGGATGCTGATTTTATTAACTGTGTAGCGTTTGGTAAGACTGGTGAGTTTATCGAGAGATATGGTCACAAGGGAACTAAGTTCGCTGTAGAAGGTAGAATTCAGACTGGTTCTTATACGAATAAGGATGGTCAGAAGGTTTATACAACTGATGTAGTAGTAGAACAGGTAGAATTTGCAGAAAGTAAAACTGCTTCAGACGGTAATAACAATTCTACTGCACCTAAAACAGCGTCTACTGGTGATGGTTTTATGAATATCCCTGATGGCATCGATGAAGAGCTTCCCTTCAATTAAAAAGAGGTAAATCAATATGGCAGATAAAAAAGAAAGAGAATATGTCTGCGCATATGGTAAAAATTGTTTACACCACGGAGAAAAGGTTAAAGCCTCGGAATCCGTGGTGATTAGCAATAAACACTATCACTGGGATTGCGCTGGAATGAAACAAGAGATAAGTGATTGCGTGAACACTTATATGAGCTACATAGAAGATAAAACACAGTTTCCTATTGTGTGTAGAATTATAAATACATTGGTATTTAAGAATAAAGTTCCTGTGGAATTTGTAAAAAAAAGTATTGAGAATTCTAGGTTGTATTATTCATCGAAACCAGTTCAGGTTTTGTATGGAATCAGAAAAATGTTTTGGGAAAAAGAATTTAGAGTATAGGCGGTGGATAGATGCTGATCGAGAAAAGCGACATTGAAAAAGCAAAAGATAAACTTGGTGATGATAATGCATTTTTAATGGCAGAATTGCTTGAACTGGATAGTTTTGATGAAAAAAATCTAAAAGCTTGTTGCCCTTATCATAGCGAGGATACGCCAAGTTTTATATATAATAAAAAGAGCCATTCAATGCATTGTTTTGGCTGCAATAAAACGGTTGATATCATTGATGTGTTGATGGAAAAGGGAAATACATTTTTAGAAGCATCAAAATATTTGTTTGATAAAGCTGGCATTGAATATAGTTTCGGTGAAAAAGATGTTAAGACTCGTCATAATTATCGGTATCCTCATGAAGAACCTCTAAATGATAAACATCATGTTATTGAATACTGGGGAAAGCGTGGAATTTCAAAAAATGTAATTGATTACCTTGACATTCGAGAGGACTCACACGGAAATGGAGTATTTAATTTTTATGATACTAATGATGTATTAACCATGGTTAAGTATCGACCTGCAAGAACGATTGAAAAGCATTCTGGACAACCTAAAACATGGTGCCAAAAAGATGCTGATACATCTGCAATACTATTTAACATGAACCGTGTTAATACATCGAAGCCGTTATTGATAACAGAGGGAGAAACAGATTGTGCCAGTGCAATAGAAGCAGGATATATTAATACTGTAAGCGTACCTTTGGGAGCCGGTAATTTACATTGGATAGAAGAAAACTGGGAATGGTTAAATAGCTTTGATTCTATTATTATCTGGTCTGATAATGATGAAGCCGGTATCAAGATGAGAAAAGAATGTATTTATCGTTTGGGAACATGGCGAACAAAATATATATCTACGCCTGAATTTTATGAAAAAGAAAACGGCAAAAAAGTGCCGTTGAAGGATATTAATGATTGTTTACAAGTTGGTGGTAAAACATTCGTAATGGATCTTATTTCAAGTGCAAAAGATGTTCCAGTAAAAAGTGTTGTGGACTATTCCGAAATTGAGGAACTAGACATTTCTCAAATGGATGGTGTGAAAACAGGCATCAAGCCGTTAGACGATGAATTATTGAAAATTTTTTACGGAACATTAACCGTATTATCAGGAAGACCTGGTAGCGGTAAAACAAGTATTATAGATCAGACAATAGCACGAACTATTGACGATGGAAATCCGGTATTTCTTTTCAGTAAGGAAATGCCAGAGCGTATGAGTGCCAATTGGTTCAATACTATTATTGCCGGTAGAAGAAATATGGTTGAGCGTACAAGTCGTGACAATCGCAAATATTACATAGTACCGCAAGCCACACAGAAAAAAATGCAAGCGCATTATAGTAAAAAGCTTTTCATATATAGAGACGACGAGCCTAATGATGTAGATTCGGTTTTAAGATCTGCGGAAGAATGCGTGAGAAAATTTGGATGTAAGTTAATTGTACTTGATAATCTTATGATGATTGATTTGAATTGTTCTGAAAGCGATAAAAATACAGCACAGACAAATCTTATAAATGCATTAATTAAATTTGCGGCTAAATTCAATGTTGCCGTTGTCTTGATAGCACATCCGAGAAAAACACAAGATACAAATTCTGATATTGAAATGTATGATATATCTGGTACTTCTAATATTATCAATCTTGCTATGAGATCCATAGGTCTTAGAAGAGTTTCCAAAAAAGAAAAAAATGATCCTAAATCCAAATGGCATAATTACGATGTGGTTTTAACTGTGATAAAAGATAGATTACTTGGTAAAGCTGATTTTCAGATGGGATTATGGTACGACTTAACATCACGTAGATTTTACACTGACTATGATGAATTTGATGCTCAATTTGCGTGGGATGATAATGTGTACACAGATATGCTTCCGTATGTTGACAGGACTATCGATAACACATTTCCAGATAAATAAGGAGAATTATTATTATGATGGATGAAGAATTAGATTTTTTGCTTGGAACAATGCAGTGGTCGTTCTCAAGGTTGAATTCATATTATAACTGTGCGTATGAATGGTTCTTGCACTATGTAGAATGTAATAAATCTGAAAATGGATTTTTTGGTGAATATGGCTCGCTGATTCATAAAATACTTGAAAAGTATGAAAAAGGAGAACTTTCATTATTTGAATTAAATGAGTATTATGAGGATCATTTTGATGAAGACGTTCCTCATGATGCTCCACCTAATAAATTCGTGAATATTAGACAATCATATTATGACAAAGGTATTGATTACCTTGATAATATAGATCTTGATTTAGAAAAATATGAAATTCTTGGAGTTGAGAAGAAGGTAGAATTTAAAATTAATGACAAGGATTTTGTTGGATACATAGATTTACTTGTAAAAGATAAAGACACCGGCGAAATTATTATCATAGATCATAAATCGGCAAGTATTAAAATTCTTAAAAACGGTAAGATCAGTAAATCAGATCAGCAACATTTCTTAGAATTCAAAAGGCAGCTCTATTTATATAGCATCCCAATTTTAAAAGAATATGGTTCTGTGTCTAAGTTGAGATGGAATATGTTCAAAGACCAAAAATGGATTGAGATTCCATGGGTACAAGAAGAGTATGAAGAAGCTATTCAATGGGCGAAGGATACTCTTGAGTTGATCGAAAAAGAAAAAGAGTGGAGACCTAATCCTGACTATTATTACTGCAATTATCTTTGTGGTCAGCGAAATCATGCATGTGAATATAAAGCACAACCAACGAGTAAGAAGAATGAAATCGACAATAGACAGTATAACCCTGAAACTGACTCATATGAGTAGGAGGTGATATTATCAGTAACTATACAGTATATCATTTACATACAGAAGATTCTTTACTAGATAGTTGTACAAATTATAAATTATATGTAGATAGAGCAGTAGAACTTGGACAGAAGGCTATTTGTTTTTCGGAGCATGGCAATATTTACAACAATATTGAGAAGAAAATGTATGCAAATAGCAAAGGCTTAAAATATCTACATGGCGTTGAGGTTTATTTGACAGCAGCACTTGAACCAAAACAAAGAGATAACTACCATACAATTCTTATAGCAAAGAATTTTGAAGGTATAAAAGAAATAAACATATTGGTTGACTTGTCTACACAATCAGACCATATGTACTATAAGCCAAGAATTACTTTCGATGAATTTTTTAATATTTCTGATAATGTCATTAAAATTTCTGCATGTCTTGCATCTCCATTGAGTAAATATCCTAATTTTATTGGGAAATTGGTTGATGAAAAAATAGCTGAATTAGAAAAAAATAAAGAAATAGAAGCTACCAGACTTTATACAGAACTAAATTCAGAAGCTGCAAGAGATCAGTGGATTGAAGATAGTACAATCATTCATAACACATCTTATGAAATATATGTAGAACAATGTATTGAAAAATCCAATAATGCATTTGATTTACAGATAGAAGAAGCAAAATCAGAATTGGAAAATGCAAAGATTGTATATGACAAACTGATGAAAACATATGACTATTATGAAATTCAGCCGCATGTTAAATCTATGGATCAGATTCGATATAACAAAATGCTTTATGAAGCATCAAAAAAATATAATAAGCCTTTAATAGCAGGAACAGATACACATAGTATTGATAGTTATAAGGCTGAGTGCAGGAGTATTCTTCAGAAAGCAAAACATATTGAGTTTTCAAACGAAGATGAATTTGACCTTACATATAAATCGTATGACGAGTTAGTTGATATGTTCAAACAGCAAGGTTCTTTACCTATGAATGTTGTGTTGGAAGCTATCGAGAACACTAACCGCATGGCTGATTCTGTTACAGATTACGAATTAGATACAGCTTTTAAATATCCGATTCTCTATGACAATGAAGAAGAGGTATTTGTAGAGCGTATCTATAGAATGTATCATGAAAAGCTTGATAAAGGAATTATTCAACCAGATCCACGATATGAGGAGAATATAAAAGAAGAACTTCGAGTATTTAAGAAGATTGGTATGGTTGGATTTATGCTTTTCATGTCAGAATTGGTATGTTGGTGTTGGGATAATGGTATACCAATTGGTTTTTGTAGAGGCTCTGTTGGTGGTTCAACTATTGCATATTTAACAGATATTATTGATGTAAACCCTGTAGTATGGAATACGGTATTTTCTCGATTTGCCAATGAGGATAGAAAAGAGATTGGTGATATTGATTTGGATATTGCACCATCACAAAGACATTTAGTATATGAGCATATCATTGAAAAGTTTGGCGTTGATAAAACGGCTTATGTGTTGGCCATCGGCACGATTTCTGACAAAGGTACTATTGATGAGATTGGACGAGCTTTGAATATGCCACTTGGAGATGTCAAGCAAGTAAAAGCTCAGTATTCATTATTTACCGATGGTATTACTGATTGCAATGACAAGATTAAGAAAATTGAATCTATTGATGGATATGAAAATAATGAAAAGTGCTCCAAAGACTTGGAAGAACTTAGAAGTAAACTTGAGTATAACGAAAAGTCTTTGAAGGACTTAAAAGAAAAACAATATCCTAAATTATTCTATTATTTTGACGGCCTTGTAGGAACAGCAATTTCTCAGTCGATGCATCCAGCAGGTATTATTGTAAGTCCAGTAACACTACCTGATAATTATGGAACATTCTGGTCTAAGGATGGTAAGCGTATTTTGAGTATTAATATGGAAGAAATTCATGAAGTCTCCCTCGTAAAATACGATTTGCTTGGTCTGAAAAACATAGAAATTATCAAAGATACATGTGAATTAGCACATATTCCGTATCCGAAATCCCATACAGTCAATTGGAATGACGAGAAAGTTTGGGCACATATTGCAGATAGTCCAGTAGGCATATTTCAGTTTGAATCAAAGTTTGCCTATGATTCAATGAAAAAGTTTGAATGTCATTGCGTAAACGACTTGTCGCTTGTAAATGCTTCAATCAGACCTTCAGGAGAATCATATAGAGATAGGTTATTAGCCCATGAACCAAACAAAAATCCATCGGAGTTGATTGATAAATTATTGGAAGATAATCATGGATTCCTTATATTTCAGGAGGACACAATTAAATTCCTTACAAATATTTGTGGCTTGAGTGGTAGCGATGCTGATAATATTCGTAGAGCTATTGGACGTAAACAAAGAGATCGTCTTGAAGCTGCGTTACCATCTATTCTTGAAGGATATTGTAAGATGTCCTCTAAACCAAGAGAAAGAGCTGAAAAAGAAGCGCAAGAATTCTTGAAGATTATTGAAAATAGTGCGAATTATCAATTTGGATTTAATCATTCCACAGGATACTCGATGATTGGTTACATGTGCGCTTATCTTAGATATTATTATCCACGAGAATTTATTACGGCGTATCTAAATAATGCCAATAATGAAGATGACATTATGCTTGGTACAGAATTAGCAAAACAACTTGGTATTACAATTCATAGCATTAAATTCAGACATTCTACTGCAAAGTATTCTTGTGATAAAGATGGTATTTACAAGGGTATTGCTTCTGTAAAATTCCTAAACGAAGATGCTGCAAATGATTTATATTCCATTAAAGATGAGAAATTTAATACGTTTATTGACTTATTGGTAAGAATTTCTGACCTTAAAGTTGATAGCAGAAAACTTGAAATCTTGATTAAACTAGATTTCTTTGAAGAGTTTGGAGGTATTCGTTATCTTCTTATGTGTAATGATTTGTTTTCAAAGTATTATGGTAAGAAGCAAATGAAGAAGGATAAAGCCTTGGAATATGGACTTGATTTTGAAGTATTAAGGAAATGCTCTGATAAAGAGACACAGAAAACATTTATGGAATTGGACAGTATAAAGCTTTTAAATACTTTATTACTGAAGATTCCGAATAAAAAAACAGATATGAAAACAAAAATCGCATATCAAATTGAAAATCTTGGATATGTTGATATTGTTGATAAGAAATTAGCCGGTTACTGTGTAGCAACCGATCTTAATGTTGATTATTCTCCAAGAGTTAAACTATATGCTCTTGCCAATGGTAATACAATCCCTGTAAAAGTAAGTAAAAAAGTATTTAAGCAGAATCCTATAAGACGTGGGGACATCGTAAAGGTTACTGCTCAATATAAAAAGCCTAAGATGAAAAAGGTTGATGGAGAGTGGGTAGAAACGGATGAACAGGAATGGTGGATTTCTGAATATCAAATTTGTTAGGAGATGTAGATGAAACAGTATTACACCGAGAAAAATTACAAAGAATTACTATCACATCTTGTGATATTGATTGATACAAGAGAACAAAACAATAAAACTGTAACGGAATGGTTTGATAGAAATAGTATTAAATGGAAGTCAAGAGCATTAAAAACAGGAGATTATGGTTTTATGATTGAGAGCTGCCCTGAATTGGGCTTCTCAATCAATACCTATTTTTCTGATGAGATTTGCATAGAAAGAAAAAATTCCGTAAGTGAGTTAGCAGGAAATATAGCCAATGCTTCAAAAGATGATGATAGAATTTTCAAAGAATTTAACAGAATGATTAATATCGATAAAAATTACATTCTAATAGAGAATGATAGTATAGAGGATATTTTCACTGAAAATTACAAAACAAAATTGAATCCAACATCTTTTTTGCGAACATTACTTACATGGCAGAATCGTAATAATATGCACATTTATTTTATTAAAAGAGAATATATGGGTAGGATGATTTATGAACTGTGTAAAAATTGTTTGGATTCAAATATATTGAAATAACGGAGGATTTTATGGATAAAGTAAAAGTATTTGAAAGCCTTTTAAGTAAGTTTGAGACGGATGAAATTCGAAATTATTGTGCAGATATGATTAAGAAAATTCCAGATTATATCTTTACAATTCCAAGTAGTACATCTTTTAAGTATCATAATAAAACGCAATGTCAGCCGCATGGTCAGATTTTTCATATTCTAATGTTTGCAGAGGTAATGAATTACGTACTTGGATTAGAGTATGTAAAAGAGAAGACTACCGAAAGACAGAGAGATTGTTTACGCTGCACACCAATTTTTCATGATGCAATTAAATGTGGATTAAACGGATCCCAGTATACGGTACATGAACATCCGATGCTCGCAGGTGAATGGGTAAGAAATACATCTGTTGAACATGATGTAGACGCTGAAACAAAAGCTTATATTGCAAGGCTATGTGAGAGCCATTCCGGTGAGTGGACTTCTACAAATCGAAGTAAGACTGTACTGCCTAAACCTGAAAATGATGAGCAGTTCTTTGTACATATGTGTGATTATCTAGCAAGTAGATCTAATCTGGATATGACCTATTCTGAAGAAGTGCTTTCTGCGTTAGGTGGAGTGGAAATTCCAAAAGAAGAGTTGCCTAAATTAGAAGAATGGATATTACCTTTTGGTAAGTATAAGGGAAGAACTTTATTACAGATTAATGAAATCGATCCTGGTTACATATCATGGGCGAAAGAAAATATGACTAGAGAACCAGTTAAGAGCTTATTGGCGCAGTTGTAGAGAATAATATAAGTGAGAGGAATTGTATGGAATATAAAATAACAAAAATTACTCATTCAGGAACAAAGGGTGAAAGAGGTCAAGATAGAACTGATGGCAGATATCCGATGAGAATCGGAAGAACTGTAGAACTAGATTTAGACAATGTGAAACTTGGGAAACCAATGATTATAAATTATCTTAAAGATGCTGATGGTTCAGATTATAGCAATATGTATTTGCGAACAAGTTGTGTTATATCGGTAATCAGTACAGCAAGTGTAGTATTCATTGAAACATTGAACAGTATTTTTACATTTGAGAAAACTGAATTTCTGGAATGCCCATAAATAGGGCGTTTCAGAAACTCAAAAAGCTAATGAAAGACGGATTTCGTAAGGAGATAAAAATATGAAAGTAACGATTGATATGGAAAACTTAGAAACACTTGTTCAGACAACAATGGAGAAAAATATTGAGAACATTGTTAAAGAACAGATTGAAGGAACTGTTAGAAAGGTAGCAGACGATCTTTCTAAGAAAGTAATTGCAGATGAGGTATCTGAAAATTTTCAGCGTTTTGTTGATGAATACATAGCAAATACAAAAATCAAGGTTGGTGGAAATTATTGGGATGATACAGAAGAACAGGAATATACCGTTGAACAATATATAAAAAATGAATTAAAGGATAGACTTGATTCTGGAAGGTTAAGAGTAAAGAAGAAAGGACGCACAAGTTCATATTCAGATGATTTCGAACAGGTATCATTTGAAGAATATATTAATCGCCAGTTTGATTTTGATGAAATGATTAAGAAGGATTTAGATAAATTTATGGATGATATTCGCAAGCAAGTAAATAAAACCATGAAAGAAACTTTTGATAATTCTACCAAGAGTATGCTGTCAACTGCTGTACTTAATATTCTCGGTGCAAATGAGACATATAGACAGATTGAAAATAACATTAAGTGCATTGCAGATAAGCAGGAATAAGATATGGAAGAAGAAATTTATGAAAATGATTATGAGAAATGTGAATATTGCGAAGTAACATATTGGGAGAGCGATACTGGGTACATAGAATATGGATGCAGTTTAATTACTGGGAATGAAAGAGAAGCTGAGTGTTTAGGCGGTGATATAAATAATGGTTGCCCTCTATCATTCAAATATCAAATTGAAGGATAAGAGTGGAAACGACAGTTCTTTGTGAAGATTGGAGGAAAATATGGAAACAATTGTTGTAAACTTATTTGGCGAACCATCAGCAGGTAAGAGTACCTGTGCAATGGATATTACAGCACAATTAAAAAGAAACGGTATCAATGCTGAATATGTTTCAGAGTTTGCCAAGGATAAAGTATACGAAAATAATAATGAGGTGTTTAAGCATCAAGAATATTTATTTGGTAAACAGTCGTTTAAAATGGGCAGAGTTAGAGATAAAGTACAGGTTATGGTTGTAGATTCGCCATTGATTTTATGTGCCGTATATAATAAAAATAAGGTTTTAGGTGAAGAGTTTGACAGAACCGTATTGAATGTATTTAATTCATACAAAAATAGAAATTATTTATTAACCAGACATCATTCTTATGAAAATGAAGGAAGATTTCAGAATGAGGACGAAGCAAAAGTTGTGAGAAAAGAAATTATTGATAAACTCGCCAAATATAGAATCAAGTATAAAGAAATAGCTTCTACAGAACAAAATTGCAAACATATAGTAGAAGAAATTATGGAGGAAATAAAAAATGAATAGTAAAGGACACTTATTTATTAGTCTGGGGAAATCGGCAATTAGAATTATTGGTGGTATTGTTGCATTGGTAAATGGTTCAATCATTCCATTAGCTGTTGGAATTATTGTCGCTGAAGTTGGTGGTGTGTTAGAAGAATTGGTAGATGAAAGATGAGGAAATATGACATAGAAAAAATTATACACATGTGATTAAATGAGTCGAGCATAGAAGATAAAAAATATATGGAGGATTTTATGAGTTCTACAAGAGATAATACATATACAAATATTGAAAAAAGAACATTTTATTTATCTGATGAAGTAGACAATGAATCTGTTGGTAAATTATTATGGGATATTTTATATCAGATTCGAGAAGACGATAATAAAGATGAAAAAGAAAAAGATTATAAGAGAGAACCAATCAAATTATATATTAACTCTTATGGTGGATCTGTATATGATATGTGGGGATTAATTGACGTTATTCTAAATAGTAAAACTCCAATTTATACGTACTGCACTGGTTATGCTATGAGTGCAGCATTTAAAATTTTCTTAGCAGGACATAAAAGATATTGTTATAAACATTCAACTTTTATGTATCACCAGATGAGTTGTTGGTTGTCAGGAAAGCTTCAGGATATCAAAGAAAATAGAGAAGAAATGGATAGACTGAATACTCAGATTGAAAAATATGTCATCGAAAGAACAAAACTAACAAAGGATGATATTAAGGATATTCGAGAAAAGAAGAAGGATTTTTATATTCATTCTGACATGGCAGTTAAATATGGAATTGTAGACGAGGTTTTGTAAAAGGAGTCGAAACTTTCGTTTCAATAGGAGAATAATATATTGGTAAAAACAATAGACATGAGTGGGTTTGATCCATTACTTGATAATTTGGAGAAGTATGTAAATAAGCAAGGTTATACTCTTGGTGATAAAGCAAGGTCATTACAGAAGCTATTGCATTGCATTCAGTATTGTTATATCCATGGAGTATTGACAGATAGCCAAATAAATTCTGCGCATAAGAAATTTATAAAACAATTTCAAGATGCATTATACGAAAAGTAGAGGAGAATTGTATGTTAGTACCGGCTGTGTTATATAAGAATCAAATTATAAAAGGTATGCAAAGATATTTCTATACAACAGATATGATGTATGAAACGGGTTGCATGGAGAATTGGACACCAAATATTTTTGATTGTCCTGATGAAAGTCAATTCCAGTATGCAATAGTAGATAAAAACAAAAAGCTTGTTGGCTATTTAGGATATTCAGTTGATTGGTATGCATCTAAGGCATATAACTTTGGACTATTTTCTTTTGATAGAGGGAATCTTCAAGTACCGAAAGATGTGTTTGAGAGACTAGAAGAACTTGTAAACACATTACATAGAGTTGAATGGAGAGCTGTTGGTGGTAATCCTGCTTGCAGAGGATATGATAACTTTATCAAAAAGCACAACGGCAAAAAACATATCCTGAAAGATTCTATTAAGGATAGAATTGGAAACTATCACGATGACATCATCTATGAAATTGTACATAACGAAGAATAAATATGTTGGTAAATTAACCCAACAGATTGTTTTGTATTTATAAGGAAATGGATAAAAAGGAGAAAATTATATGAAAGATTGTAAAGGTAATGAATTAAAAATTGGAGATTCAGTTGTTTATGTGCATGGTAAAAATTCTAATGCTTGTTTAGCAACTGGTAATGTTACAAAAATTTATTCAAATGACAAAGAATGTAGCGTTGATAGGAATGCACATATTTATAACTTTAGAGTTATGAAATTAGATTAAAATGAAAAAAATTCATTGTGAAGTACTTTGTGAAAATGGTGTACTGGATGATGATATTCCGTTATTAAACATAAAATTTCCAGTATGTGATTACGGAAATTGTTTGGAATGGTAAGGATGATAAAATGAAAAAATTACAAAATAATACATTACAACAGTTTATTGACAATTTGATTGAAGAGCTAAAAAATGAAAATGTTAATAGGTTATATCATAAAGAAAAAGAGTTAAATATTCCTTTTATTATTTCGTCTTTATATCAGAGTTTCGAGAATGATGATCAAAATACATATAATGACTTTATATCAGATTTAAATATGTATCCACATTACGACATTTCCTTTAACGAACCCATAGATGATTTATATAGTATCATCGATGTAGACATTTTATTTTCATATAATTTAAACACAGATCAAGATATTCCTTATTATTCTTATAGAATTTGTTTCTCATATGATGAACGACTTTATGGATATTGCGAATGCACACCGGATATGCCAGATTATAGAGAAGATAAAGGATGCTGTGGACATGGCTGTGATGCTTCATTTTGTCAATTTACATTATACAAAATCCAGACCATCACAAATGATGAGTGGCATGGAGACGAACATGATTATTGGGACTTTGAAGACGAATTCTATATGAATGAGAAAGAACTTGCAGAAAAAAGAGAACAAGAAAGTAAGAAGCGAGAAATTCAGGAATTAAAAGATAGAATTAGTTCTGATAGTAAAGAACTAGCAGAATTGATAAGTGATTTTCCTGATAATATAGATGAAAAATTGGACAAGTATAAAAAGGTACTTGAATTTATGAAGAATATAGGTTTGTAAATATGAATCCGTTATTTCATCTGTCTCGAAAACTATACAATAAACGTGACAATTAGGAGGTTTTAAGATAATGACAATTGAACAGATTAAGGAAAAATTAAAATCAGAGGAATATAACTTCCTAAGAGAAGATAAAAATTTGGGTAACAATATTATTATCTTAACTCTTGGTGGAAGTCATGCATACGGTACTAATCATAATACATCAGATTTGGATATAAGAGGTGTTGCTTTAAATAAAAAGAGTGAAATTTTATTAGGAGAAAATTTTCAACAAGTAGATAATGAAATTACTGATACTGTAATATATAGTTTTAATAAAATAGTAAAATTGTTGGCAAATTGTAATCCAAATGTATTAGAAATGTTGGGAAATAAGCCAGAACATTATTTTTATATTTCTCCAATAGGACAAGAATTGATTGATAATTCACATTTATTTCTTTGGAAAAGAGTTTCGTTATCCTTTGGAGAATATGCCAATCAGCAACTTTATCGTTTGACACATAAAGCAGCTCACAAGTTGTCACAATCTGAATTAGAGAAACATATTCTAAAGACGTTGGAATTTATGCAGACTGATTTTACAAAGAAATACACTCCATATGAAGACGATTCAATGAAGTTATACATTGATAAATCAGTTCAGGAAGGATACGACACTGAGATTTTCATGGATGTGAAACTAACACATTATCCGTTAAGAGATTATTGTTCTATGTGGAATGAACTTCAAAATACTGTGCGTCAATATGGCAAAATCGGTAAAAGAAACGAACATGCAATTGAACATGGTAAAATCGCCAAACATATGATGCATTTAATCAGACTTTATATGATGTGCTTAGATATTCTTGAGAAAGAGAGAATAATCACTTATAGAGAAGCTGAACATGAATTACTTATGGATATTCGAAATGGTAAATATCTTGATAATAACGACCAACCGATTCCAGAGTTTTTTGAAATGGTAAATGATTACGAGAAGAAATTGGATTATGCAAAGAATAACACAAGTCTTCCAGATAGTCCAGATTATAAAGCTATCAATGATTTTGTGGCAAGTGTAAACGAAAGAGTGGTAAAAGGTGAAATCTGAATTAAAAATTGAAATTCCGTCTGGCGCAAATGAGATTATTCATGCTCTACAAAATAACGGATATGAAGCATTCTTGGTCGGAGGCTGTGTACGTGATAGTATCCTTCAAAGACCAATTCATGACTATGACATTACAACATCTGCAACACCAACAGAAATGATGGAAGTATTTAAAGACAAGAGAATTATTGAGACTGGATTGCAGCATGGAACTATTACTATTGTAATTGGCGGCGAAGGATATGAAGTTACAACTTATAGAGTTGACGGTAACTATTCTGATAGCAGACGACCAGATAGCGTAACATTTACAAATAATCTAGTAGAAGATCTAAAGCGTCGTGATTTTACTATCAATGCTATGGCTTACAACGACGAAGTAGGACTTGTGGATCCGTTTAATGGTATGGAAGACATCAAATATCATAAGATAAGATGTGTTGGTAGAGCAGAAGATAGATTCTCTGAAGATGCATTAAGAATTTTACGTGCTATTAGATTTGCTTCTCAATTGGAATTTGTTCTTGAACCTGATACAGATTGGAATATATCTAAAATGTATAAAAAATTAGAGAATATATCTATTGAGAGAATCAATAGTGAGTTCTGCAAGATTGTAAATTCTAGCGATTTTTGCGTTCAAATGGTTTTATATCATGACGTATTCTCGTTATTTATTCCTGAGATTAATGATATGATTGGATTTCAACAGAATAATCCATATCACATTTATGATGTATGGAATCATACAGTACATGCAGTAGAAGCTTACGAATGTGATTGCGAACCGGATTTGAATCCAAGAGATCTTATTACATCTTTGGCTATTTTCTTTCATGATATTGGAAAGCCTCATTGTTACCAGGATACCGAAGACGGAATTAGACACTTCAAAGGTCATGGGAAAATAAGTGCCGATATGACTGATGCAATTATGAAACGTCTTAAATTTGATAATGACACAAGAGAAAAAGTTGTTGAACTGGTTTATTATCATGATGCCACATTTGAACTTGGGAAGAAATATATTAAGCGGTGGCTTAATAAAATTGGAGAAGAACAGTTTAGAAGACTATTAAATGTTCGTAGAGCTGACATTAAAGCACAAGCAGATATAGATCAGCAATCAAGACTTCAAAAAATTGACAATATTCAGTGGTGTTTAGAAGAAGTTTTAGGAGAAAATGAATGTTTTTCTCTAAAAGATTTAGCAGTGAATGGCAAAGATGTAATGGATATTATGCATATAAAAAGCGGAAAAGATGTTGGATACTGGCTAAACGAGATTTTGAATCGTGTCTTAGATGAGAAATTAAAGAATGATAGAGATGAAATTATTTATTGGATGACAGGAATTACTGATGGTTTGAAAAAAATTTAATAAAAAAGGAGAATAAAAATGAAAAACACAAATTGGAAAGTACCTGTAGTTATTGTAGTAGGAGTATTAGCAGTTATTTTGATGATTGTATTTGGAATTCAGAGTTCGCAAAATAAAGCTATTGCATTTGAGGAACAGGTTAATACAGCACAGTCGGATATCAAAGTTCAGGAAAAGAGAAGAGTTGACTTGGTATATAACCTAGCTGATTGTGTAAAGCAGTATGATGATCATGAATCAGAAACGTTAAAGGCTATTGTAGATGGCAGAGGATCTACTGGTGATATTGAAAATGTTACAACGGCAATTACAGCAGTAGCAGAAGCTTATCCTGAATTAAAATCTAATGAAAATTATAAGACACTTATGAATGAATTATCTATGACTGAAAATTTAATTGCTGAATACCGTAGTAATTATAATAAGCAAATCAAGGAATATAAGAGATACGTTAGAAAATTCCCTACAAGAATGTTTCTTGATATTTTAGGATACGAAATCCAAGAGTATCAGTATTTGGACTACAATGCGCCTGTTGATGCGCCGCAGCATATCTTTGGAGAATAAAATATGGGATATACATATAGACATAGCAGAGGATTTGATCTTGGAAATTTTGAGATTACTAAGCGTGAGATTTTGGCCAGCATTTCAATTATTGCTGTCATGATTCTTATTGGTGTTCTGATTTCTACAAAGATTTCTGAACACCAAATGGATCAGAACGAAATATATAATAAAGCTGTCAAAATAGAAAGCCAGGATTTATTCCAGTATGGTATGGATACTAATGTTGGTAATGCGTTTGTATATGGTGATTTAAAAGCGGTAGATACAGTTACATATCCTGAAATTGGTGGAGAATATATGTATGTAGAAAAAGTCAAAGAGCAATATACGATGCATACAAGAGTTGTTACATATACAACGGGCAGTGGAAAAACAAGACAAACTCATACAAGGACAGAAACATATTGGACTTGGGATAGAGTTGGAAGTGAAGATATCAAATGTAAAGAAATTTCATTCTGTGGTGTAACTTTTGAAAGTTATAAAATTAATTTACCAAGTGAAGATTACATCGACACAATTAAGGAATCAAGCCACGTAAGATATGTATACTATGGCATTGGTACAGAATATAAAGGAACAATTTTTACTGATTTGAGAAATAAAACCATCTCAGACAATACGCCTTTTTATAATAATTCTACAATTGACGATACAATAGAATATTTGGAATCTAATTTTGCAATTGTTATTTTCTGGGTATTTTGGATTATTTTTATTTGTGTCGTTGTATATGGATTTTATTATTTGGACAATAATTGGTTGGAATAACTATTGAAACGCAGGTTTCGTAATTGTATGGAGTATATTATGGGAGATTATTATTACTTTTATTCACCTAAAGATGGGAAACTGGTAGATGATGGGAAATATGCAGGTATGCCATTTTTAAGCAATGAAGCAGATAAATATGGAAAAGACTGTGCGGTAAAATGGGACGATTATAATAAAATTGATTCATGGTCTATAGATAAAACATCAGAATTTTATAAACAATATTTTAGTTTTCCACCTAATTATGAATGCGTTATTTATTATTCACGGGAAGAAATTATAGAAATGCAAAAACTAATGACTTGTAATGAGACGTTATTGGAAGAAATTTTGGATAAAAATAATTTGGACGGAATAATAGTATTGATTGATTAGATGATATATCTGAAAGGAGAAAGAGAATTAATGACTGATCTAATAAGCAAAAATATTTTACGAAAAGAATTGTCTAAACTTCCTTCTGAAATGGGTTATGTTAGAAAATCAGATGTGATGCAGATTTTAGGTGAGCAGAAATGTGTTTATGATGTAGATAGAATAATTGAAGAATTAAAAGAAGCTACATATAGAATAGATGATAGTGCCACCCTAAGTTCAAGAGATGTTGTAAATGAAGAAGACGCTATTGATATTGTGAAAGCAGGTGGTGTGATTGATACGTACAGAAACAGTTGATCTATATAAAACAATTCAAGAATCTTTTCCTAAAATTCTCATTAAAAACCTTACAGAACATGAAAGAATTTGTCCTGTGTGTAATGGACTTGGTATGAGAATAGAAGATAATATATATGGAATTAAAGGTGATACTTCAGAAGCTGGCAGAAAATATCATTTTCCATATAAACATCAAGCACTTTCATTTTGCCAGAGTTGTTATAACGGAGTACAGAGCTTATGTCTTTATTGCGGACAGCCTTATAAAAATCAAGCATATTTACATTGTGATTGTGAAGGTCAGAAGAAAGCTGATGAAGAAAAGAGAATAAATGAATGGAATGAGAAAGTGGCCAATGCTGTTAAAATCAACGAAGAAGATGTTAACACTATGCTTTATTGTGAAGAATTTGATGAATATTATGACACGGTAGATGACTTCTTTGATGATTATTGTTGTAACTATGCAGATGAGGATATCTATAATAGACCAGAGAGATTATGGGTTACTTCTGTTGAAAAGATTTCTATTGATGCAGCCAATGTAATAGAAGATGCTTGTACAAATTTACACGAAGATGCCTATGAGCAATGTGACGAAACATCTTTACAGGAACTATTAGATGATTGGTGTAGAAAACAGACTGGAACCACTACATATTATCCTTGTTATAAGCAGTATGTGGTTATCGACTGGTCAAAATATTCAGATGAAAGCGTTGTTTCGAGCGAGGAGTAGTAATGGTTGAAAAATATAAAGTAATTACTTTGTGCGGAAGTACGAAATTTAAAGATCAATTTATGGAAGTACAAAAGAAGTTAACACTAGAAGGAAATATTGTTATCTCTGTTGGATGTTTTGGACATGCCGGTGATATATTTTCTGACGAACAGAAGTTAATGCTAGATGATATGCATAAGAGAAAAATTGACATGGCTGATGAAATTTTTGATATTAATGTTGGCGGTTATATCGGAGAGTCAACAAAATCAGAAATTGAATATGCGAAGAAACATAATAAGAAAGTAAATTATTTAGACAATATTAACAATGACATTAGAAAAGAAACGTTAAAAGGTATTTTGAATAAAATACCATGCGAAAAAAATTGTCAATGTTGCTTGCGTGATGGTATATTATCGTGTTTTAAACCACAAAAAGAAGGATATATTATTGGTGGTTTAGTTGAGTATATAACTGAAGAACTAATGAATGAATAAAGAGAGAATACACATGGATAAAATTTCAAAAGAATTTCAGAATAATCATAAGAAAGGAACCGTGTCAAATGTGACCAGTTACAGCTTCAAATACTCAGAGACAAACAAGAATGGTAGTGTAAATGAAGTGGTGTATATGAAATCATATTTTATGGAGATATAAGAGGAATCTAAGGGTTTATAAAAAATACGTGTTTCATAGGAAGATCGGAGGATATTATGAATCTATATGATGGTTGCGAATCAAATAAGGAAATTATTTATGGTTTTACTTCACTGGATTTTTACAATAAATTAGAAAAAAGACAAAATGAAATTTTATCACTGGGAAAGAAGGTTGTGTTTGTAGAATCAAATACAAGTATTCTTGCAGGTGCAAGAGTTGTTATATATTCTGACAAAATTCCCGAAATGATGCAGAACTATAAATATAGATACGTCAAAATCAATGGTAAGTGGATAAGAAATAGCTTATTAGGATACTGTGATTGCTGTGGAAGATATAGAGAGCTTATTTGTTTGGATGACAAGGGTAATACATGTGAAGATTGCTGTGATATAGAATTTTAACATGAATCTAAAATTTCATATAGAACCGAAGGAGTAATATGTTTCAGAATAAAATAATGTATGATTTATTGCTACAAAGTAGCATAAATTATTATAAGTCGAATGAGGATGATATATATTTCCAATTCCATTGTTTATATAATGCATCAACAGAATTATATGACAGAACATTAACAGACATGAGAAGCCCATATGATCCAACAGAAGCGTTTATTTATGGAAGATATAAGTCACTTTCTAATGCAAATGCTAAAAGAACATATGATAAATGTATTAATGGAATTGAAAATATTACACATAAATCATTTGAATATAAACGATGGAAGAATTGCGTAAGGCAATATTTCAATTTATCTGCGCAAAATTGGATTGATATGGCTGAACATTTATATGAAAGCGGTAAAATTCAAAGTGAAATACTTAAGTATGTTAATCCGTTTCCATTTATCTAGTATGACACAAGAGGAAACAAATAAATGAAAATTTTAAGAACAAGAAAGGAGAGTACCTTATCCTAGTGAAACTAGGTTGTTATGAGATTAGTATGGTGAATCATAACGTAAAATAAAACGGAGTGGCTCTAAACCAAGCCGATTGTTCTATTACCATTCACCGATGGATTCGGTAAATGGTTGGTATGAATCCGATATACGATGAGTATATTACATTTTTGAGAAATACTTCAGGTAAGAAATTACCTGATTTGATGGAAGGTTATTTTTGGCTTGATAAACAAATTATAAAAGGATTTGATTTACAAGGTCAGGAACACAAATTTTATAGAGTAAAAGTTTCAGATGATTTGGAAACAGTAGAAGTAGTAAAACTGAAGAATTATGACAATATATCAGAAGTTGCATTATCGAGCTGGAAGCGTTTAATTGATTTACAAAAAGAACATTTGATACAACTCGAAACCGATTCTATAAATCTGATTAGGGAAAAGATGGTGAAATTTAAAGACTTCACTTCAATCATTCCGGTATCTATGGGTAAGGACTCAATGCTTACCTGTCATCTTGTCAGAAAACTATACCCAAATACGAAGGCTATATTTAACAATACTTCACTTGATTGTGCAGACACTTATATAATGGCTAAACAATTTTATAATTGCGAGATCATGAATCCCGATAGAGGATTTTATCAGTATATAGAGTCAGACCATATGATACCAACGAGAATGAGTCGTTTTTGCTGCCGTATATTCAAAGTTGGAGTAATGGTTTCACAGCTAGACCACAATCATCCGTATCTTATATGGATGGGAATGAGAAACGAAGAATCTAATACTCGTAGTGGTTATCAAGACGAATGGATAAATGAAGCTGAGTGGGGAGAAACGTGTTGGCAAGGTATTTTGCCTATAAGAAAATGGACTGAAATGGATGTATGGCTTTATACAATCTGGAAAGACATTGAAATAAATCCAAAGTATAAAAAAGGATATTCTCGCTGCGGATGCCATGTATCATGCCCATATTATGCGAAGTCAACATGGATCCTGGATAAGTATTGGTATCCATATGCTTACAATAGATGGAGAAATATCTTAAGAGATGATTTCATTAATAATAAGAAATGGATAATTATGAATTGCAGTATAAATGAATATCTTACGCAAGCTTGGAGTGGCGGTACTTTTAGAGATGAACCGACTGATCAGGTAATAGAAGAATTTGCAGAGTATAATGGACTGGATCATAAAGTGGCAGTTCAATATTTTAACAAGCAATGTTGTGGTTGTAAAAAGAGAATAAAACATAAAGAAGTTGTATCAATGAATTTGAAACTGCATGGCAGAAATATCAATAAATTTTATTGTAAAAAATGTCTTATGAAAGAATTTGGTTGGACTTCCGATGATTGGAATAAGCAGATTGATACTTTTAAGAATCAAGGCTGCGCTTTGTTTTAATGGAGAATGAATATATAGAAAGGTGGTGAAAGCAGTGCATCCAAGTGAATTTTTTGATAACTGTTCAATTCAAACTGTAATTGATACATTAGAAATCTACGATGATGATTTGAAGAATAAGTTAAAGAGTATTCATCCTAAAAATTTTCTAAAAACTAAAATTACTCTACCGGTATATAAGATTAATTTGTCTTATATGACTGAGAAAAATAATTATAAGACGGTAGATAGATATGCCATTATGGACTCCAAAGATGAAGATGAATATGTAGATTTTTGGATTGATATGTTCGTACAGGATTATAACAGAGATAATCCTAATCACAAAATGGTAGAGTGTAGCATAAACAGCATTGACTTATTAGGCGAGGCTGTGCTGCCGATTGGTTAGCTTTTATCACCGTATGTATTTAACACCTTTGATTAGCAAAGGTTGTCACGATGATTTATAAGACGAATCATTGGTTTATATAAATCGAAAAAGTAATGTGATAGTGACGTAAAAGGACACTCACTAAGTATGGCTTTACCTCACGGAAATGAAATAATTTTCAGTGAGGAAAGTACATATTGGTACAGAAAGCTAATACAATTGAAGAGCTATTACAGGATTGTCCTGTGAATTCAGTAATAGGAGACAACTTAATAAGAGCATGGTCAAAAATAAATAGTGATAAATATAAGAAAAATGCATGTGCTATTTCCGGTGGATCTGATAGCGATGTAATGCTTGATATTGTTTGGAAATGTGATAAATATAATAAAGTCACATATGTATGGTTTGATACTGGATTAGAGTATCAAGCAACAAAAGATCACTTAAAATATCTTGAACAAAAATACAATATAAAAATTTATTCATATAGAGCAATAAAACCAATTCCCGTATCATGTAAACAATATGGTCAGCCATTCATATCAAAGCAAGTCAGCGATTATATTTCAAGATTGCAAAAACACAATTTTATGTGGGAAGATAAATCTTTTGAAGAATTATATGAGAAATATCCGAGATGTAAAAGTGCATTGGAATGGTGGTGTAATAAGAAGAAATCAGATACTTTCAATATTCGTAGAAATAAGTATTTAAAGGAATACATGGTTAAATATCCGCCACAGTTTAACATATCTTCAAAATGTTGTTTATATGCTAAGAAAAATGTAATGCATAAGCTTATAAATGAAGTAAATTATGATCTAAATATTATTGGAGTTAGAAAAGCAGAGGGTGGAACTAGAGCCACGGCATATAAATCTTGTTTTGATGAAAACGCTTTTGGCTGTGATAACTACAGGCCTTTATTCTGGTATAAGAACAACGATAAAGATTGTTATGATGCTGCTTATGCAATCGAGCATAGTAGCTGTTATACAGAATATGGATTAAAAAGAACGGGTTGCGCTGGCTGTCCATTCGGAAGGGATTTTGAATATGAGCTGGAAGTAATTGAAAAATATGAGCCTAAATTGTATAAGGCAGTAAATAATATTTTCGGCAATTCTTATGAATATACCAGGAAATATAAACAATTTTGTAAGGAAATGAAAAAATGATTCTAAAAAATCTATTACAGGTTTATAAAAAAGGAAGTTATATATTATCCGATGGAAAGCATTTATTAGATAAATATGATGAAAGATATCAAACATGTGAAGTGATTAGTTTTTCTAATTACCGTTATCACACGATTAGAATAGTCATTAAGACTTAAAATACAAAGAAATATTTTTTTCATCAGGAATAGGTAGACGTACCTATTTTAGATGGTTTTGTAAAACATTGTTAAAAAAGAAAGGATTTAACAGTAAATTCTAGGATAAAATGATTGCGCAATCTCTGTAGATTAAAGCATTTTGACAGAGAACAATGAAAAAAATAATTTGCGAGAGAAGATCAGTAGCGGAGAGCCATTAAAATTGTTAATTGGTGGTTCTCCATGCACACACTGGTCTATTGCTCAGAGGAAGAATCGTGAAACAAAAGCTGAAGGCATAGGATGGGAATTATTTCTAAATTATGTAATAGCAAAAGAAAAATGGAAGCCAGACATATTTTTATATGAAAATAATGAATCCGCAGCCGATGAGATTAAGAATCAAATTAGTGAAGAACTTGACTATTCACTTTTACATATTAATAGTGCCCTAGTATCGGCACAACAAAGGAAAAGAATATATTGTACAAATATTCCTAATATTCCTCAACCAAGCAATAGGCATATATTTTTAAAAGATATACTTGAATATGGAATTGTAGAGAATGAAAATGCCTATTTATTGAAACATCAATCTGGTAATGTTGTACAGACAGATAATGAACCTATTCGTATTGGTGATATTGATACAACAGCTCAAGCACATAGAGTTTATAGTCCTGACGGGAAGAGTATAAATCTTACAAGTAATGGTGGAGGACAGGGTGCTAAAACCGGATTATATATGACTCCAATATCTATTACAGAAGATAGTTTTAAACATCTGACTGAAAAAGAAATGGAGTATATGGTTAGAACAGTAGCTGGTGGTAGAAATCATTTTGACTTTGGTTATATCCAAGTATCTAATAAAGATAAATCTCAATGTCTATTAGCAAATCTTCATAAGGGTGTTCCATATAATGTCATGTGTGAAGAAATCCAAGTAATCGATTTAAGCAAATATGAACAAATTAAATGGTTTGAAAATGGTAATTTATCAGTCGATGGCAAGATGATATATCTAGTAAAAGATGGATTAATTGGTTACAAAGATGGATTATATCCTATCAAATTAAATGACGGATATTATGTCATTCGAAAACTTACTCCATTAGAATGCGAACGATTACAAACTTTACCAGATGGGTATACAGCAGCTCCTAAAAATAGCGCAACACAGAGATACAAACAAATTGGGAATGGGTGGACAGCAGAAGTTATTATTCATATTTTGGAACAAGGATTAAAAGATGTACCAAAAGATTATCCAATAGAAGTTTTAAGCTTATACGATGGAATTGCAACAGGAAGATATTGTTTAGAAAAGATGGGTTTTACTAATATTAAATACAAAGCTTATGAGATTGATAAATATGCGATGAATGTAGCAACGTACAATTATCCAGACATAGAAGAATGTGGTGATGTATTTCAAGTTAGAAATGATGATTGGGTATATTAAACAGAGAATAACTAAGTATAATAAATCCACATTTCGAGAGGAGATTTGAAATGAAGTTGATTAATAAATATTCGAAGCCTTTTCAAAAAGATTATTATTGTGATCTTACATATGAATTAGATAAATTAACTGGAATCGATCCAGATGGTTTTTGGCATCATTATATTCTGATTACTGGTGATCACAGCATTTATATTCGAATACCAGGAGGAACATTAGGTGAGATTTATGTAGATAATAATAACGTAATTACAAAAATAACTCTTGATACGAATTATGTTGTTAAGACATATCATGCTGATGTGTTAGATCAACTTCAAAAATATGTAGGACAGAAAATAGAATTTTAGAAGAATCAATAAGGAGAATTAATATGGGACTGAAGGAAGAAAACCTACGATTAAAACTTGCTCTTTTAGATATGGTCAGACAGTTTTATGAATATGCTCTTACACCAAAAATAGCAGAAAAATATAATGTCAAAAATTATAATGTTGACGAAGATTATTATTTTCATATGTTCCAATCTGCTGGTGAACACGCTTGGAGAATACTTGGTATTAAAAATGATATTATAAGCGGACAAGAATTATATAGAATAGAAGATATTTTGATAAATGAGTTATTGCAATGTAAAAAAGGAGAATAACGAGGTATGAGTTGTAAATATCCAAAAGATAGTAGAAGTTATAAGTTTTGTATGGGATGTTCGGATAAAAATTATTGTGTAGATTCATCTATTCCTAAAATTCAGATGGATATACTTCCATCTGCATCTCAAGCAAATCAAATGACAAAGGAAAACATTGCGAACAAAATTTTGCAAGACTTGGCTGAAATTTTAGATAAAATAAAGAAAGCTATTGCAGACGGAGAATTTTCAATTAGTGGAGAAGGAAATCTTAAACATGAGACAGTAGAAAGATTAAAAAAATTAGGATATAAAGTAGAAACTGAATGCTATAGGAATGAGTCATATTGGAGTATTAGTTGGAAGTAAAGGAGAATAATTATGTATCAGAACTGTTGTAAAAAGTGTGGAAGTATCTCTTTACATACAGAAACAAAAGGTAGTGCGACTGGATTGTACTGTAATGATTGTGGAGCATGGGTAAAATGGCTTGGAAAAGATGAAAAAAGAGCATTCGAATATGCTATGAGAAATGCTACAAAACAAGAATCGGAAGCCACAAATAACTATATTGAAAATATTTCAAAACCTACTGGTGTGCATTTTAATGATGGATCTGATATTCTTGGAAGACTTAATAGATTTTCAGATGGGATTGATTTTGCAATAGATAGTATATTTGAAAGATGTACTGAGAAACATGATCAGGCGATCTATAATAACGCATATACTTATGCATTAGAAAAATGTAAACAATGTTTATCTAATGTTATTGAAGGCAGAGAATATAACGATTTCGGAAAAAATATCTATGAAGAATAAAACAAATTTATATGATGAGTCACGATTTGAAGTTGCTGAACTGATAAATCCGAGAGATTGTGATAATCGTTTGATTCTTGCGGTATATCAGTATACATTACGAGGCGACAAGATATTACAGGATAATATGCCAATCATGATAGAAGTCATAAGAGATTATATCAGAGAAGCGGAAATATATATGCATCTTACAGATGTACTTCCCAGACTCATATGGGATTCACAAAAACTGGTGATACGAGAAGAAATCAATCTGCGGAAAAGAAATATGGAGCTGTTAAGAAATAAAATGAATACAGGTATCAGTCCGTATTATTGGCGTCTCTATAAAGAATTTGATGGGTATATTGAAGGTATCCATTACAAGGCAGACTATGTAATTTCTTTGGAAAAACCAGATACTCCAACTTTTTGGTAACGATTCGGAAATAGGAGAAAAGTAACAACTAAATTTGTGTTTCATTGGGAGAATTATAAGATGGAGTTAATTTTACAAGGATGGTTGGACACAGACGATTGTGGAAATATAGGACTTAAATACAGTAGGAATGTTTATAGTTGGAATTGTAAAAGTCTTTCTTGCCTGATTATGGATTATTTCGATTACATGAGAATAGATGAAGGACTTGGAAGAAAGTTAACAACTATAGAAGATGCACATTTGAGTATTTGGTTTTCTGATGAAGAATGTACTTTAGAAGAAGCACAAATGAATTTCGAGAGTTATGTGGTAACTGGAAATTTGCTAACGCAAGGACATTATGTTGGATACTCTGAATATACCATTACAGGATTTAATGTAGATGATCTAATCATTGGTGGTCATAACTTAGATTATGAACTAAAACAACATATTGGAAAGTATATACATTTTATTTTAACAGATTGATTCGAGGTTTTTGTATGAATAAATATTTAATGGACGATAGAGATTTTTATCTCAATAGATTTAAGAATATCATAAAAACTGATACTGGATACAAATTACAACCGGTTTATGCTGAAGATAATAACCATGAAATCATAAAGTTAACGAATTGTAATGATGAAAAATGTTGTGATATATGTATCTATCACAATCGCATTGCTGAATTTAATACTTGTGAAATTAGAAATCAAATAGAACCAAACCTAATAAAAAATGCAATTATTCCATGCGGTTGGTGTAACTCGTGTGATGCATTCACGCCTGTTTATCCTTTAAATGTCATTAATTCAGAAGAAGAGATGATTCAATTTATAGAAAAAACTGAAAACTTTTTCGGTTGCGTAGAGGAATATGAAGCATATTATGGCTTTGAAAGAAAATGGGACGAAGAAACAGGCGAAGTTCTTGAGACAGTAAGAGAATATTATAACAGAAGCGGTAAATTTGAAAATATACCAGATAAATATCCATGTGTAATCTATTTTTCATATGCGAATTTGATGAATGTTCATTGTGATAACGATGATTTACTGTGGATTTATATTGGAGAAGACTAAATACGGCTTTCATTTAGAAAATTATAAATTAAAAAAGAGGTAGAATGATGAAAAAAATTTTGATTGTAGTAGACATGCAAAATGACTTTATTGATGGTGTTCTTGGAAGCGAAGAGGCAAAAACCATTGTCACTAAAGTGAAAGAGAAGATTTTAGAATATCAAAATAATGGTAATAGTATCATTTTTACAAGAGACACACATCGAGAAGATTATTTAGAAACTTCCGAAGGTAAAAGATTGCCCATTCCTCATTGTATTAAAGGAACACATGGCTGGAATATAGGTATTGAGGTAGTACCAGGAAATTATGAAATCATTGACAAGAAAACATTTGGATATTCCGATTGGAAAGATGAATTGGTGGATTATGTGTATGGCAATTATCCAAATGTTGAAATAGAACTTTGTGGATTGGATTCAGATATTTGCGTAGTTACGAATGCACTTATTATTAAGACATTATATCCTGAAGCAGAGGTTACTGTAGATGCTAGTTGTTGTGCAGGATCTACGCCAGAAAGGCATAAGGCAGCTATGGAAGTAATGAAGAGTTGCCAGATTAATGTGATTGGAGAATAATGATATGAAGCAGATTATTAACAGCTTATTAGAAAATGACATGTATAAATTTTCAATGGGTCAGGCAATCTATCATCAGTTCAGTGATTATAAGACCACTTGGAGTTTTAAGTGTCGAAATAAAGGTGTGTTTTTTACACCTGTAATGGTAGAGGAGATCAGAAGACAGATTAAGATGTACTGTGGTCTTAGATTCACAGAAGATGAACTCACATACATTGATAATATCAAGTGGATGAAAGGATCATATGTAGATTTTCTGAGATTGTGGCAGCCTAGATATGAGGATTTTGAGATTACAACAAATTCTCCTTGCGGTTTATCTATTGAGACAAAAGGCACATGGTTGAATACTTCAATGTATGAGATTCCTACACTAGCGATTGTAAATGAAGTTTATTTTAGAATGGCATATAACTACGATGAATTGCTTAACAGCTTCAAAGAAAGACTCGACCAGAAGTATGAAAATCTTAAGAGTGGAAAGTGGTATGCAGGTACATTTTCTGAATTTGGACTGAGACGTAGACTATCTGCTGAAGCGCAGGAATTAGCAGTACAGAAATTTTCTCATCTAAATGATACAGCTCATTGCTCTTCAAGATTCATAGGCACATCTAATGTATATCTTGCTAAGAAATATAATCTTACTCCTGTTGGAACCATGGCTCATGAATGGATTATGTGTACTGGACAAGGTAATCACAAACACAATCCTTCTTATTCTAATTGGTATGCACTGGATGCCTGGGTAAGAGAGTATGGAGTATTAAATGGTATTGCTTTAACAGATACAATTACAACTGATTGCTTCCTGAAAGATTTCCAATTAACATATGCAACTTTATTTTCCGGTGTGCGGCATGATAGTGGTAATCCGTTTGAATGGGGAGAAAAGATGATCTCTCATTATGAATCTTTGGGAATCAATCCTAAAACAAAGACATTGTTATTCAGCGATAGTTTGGACTTTGAAATAGCCGATCTGTTGTTTAGACATTTTAGCGGTAGAGTAAATGTAGCATTTGGAATTGGTACATATCTGAGCAATGATACTGACGTACCGGCTTTGAATATCGTCATGAAGACCACTAAATGTAATGGAATGGATGTAGCGAAAATCTCAGATGTTGTCGGTAAAGGTATGTGTAAAAATCCTGACTATGTTGATTATTTAAACAGATGTATTAAATGGAGAATGGAACATGAATAAAATTTTACTTATTCCTGGTAGTTTCAATCCTATTACAAATGCTCATGTAGATATGGCGTTAGCTGCTAAAAAGGCAGTTAATGCCGATTCCATCTATTTTATACCGGCTCATGATACATATGTAGCTAAAAAGAAAACATTAATTCCTGGATATTGTAGAGTTGAATTAATCAATTCCATGGATAATTGTGATGAAAATAATATTCATGCATTAGACATTGAGACAACAAGTTTCTTTCCGCAGAGAACGTATAATACAATTTCTCAGTTAAGAGAAGAAGCGGAAAAGAATTATGAATTCAATGAATATTATATCTGCCTTGGAATGGATAACATCAAAACTCTAACCAGTTGGTATAACTGGGAGCCATTTGTAAATGAATATAATTTTGTTGCATGTGTAAGAGAAGGACAAAATTTGGATGAAGCATTGAAAGATGCTAATTTGACTGATTACAGAGATCACTTTACAGAGATTAAAATTCCTGAGAATCACACGTCATCCAGTTTAGTAAGAGATTTGTGTAAAAAAGGAGAATTTAATAAAGTAAAGGAATTAGTTCCTGAAAATGTATATGAATATTTAGTTCGATTTTATGATGTGATGAATCGAATGTAAGGAGGAAAATATATAAAAAGAATTACAAAAGAAGGAATTGGAAAAATATATGGATGTTATAAAGTCAAAGATATCGCTGATAGTAGAATTTCTCCTAGTGGCCAAATTAAAACATATTACATTTGTGAGTGTGTAAACTGCGGCAATATAAAAGAGCTTAACGCATACAAAGTGCGTCATAATAATTATAAGTATTGTGATAATTGTAGGCCAAAACAAAGAGAAACAAATACTAAAATTGGTCAAAAATTTGGAAGATTGACCGTAATAAAACGTCATGAAAACAATATTCAACCAAATGGTGAAACAAAAGTCGTTTGGGAATGTTTATGTGATTGTGGGAATATAGTCTATGTTATGGATTCGCATTTAAAATCTGGACATACAACTAGCTGTGGTTGTTTCCATTTGGAATCAGTAAGAGATAATTTAATTAAAGATATTACAGGTCAAAAATTTGGTAAACTAACACCTTTTAAAAAGGCATATATAAAAAATGGAAGACAATATTGGTATTGTAACTGTGAATGCGGTAATACATGTATTGTGAGTTGCACATCTTTAACTACTGGGAAAAGAAAATCTTGTGGCTGTCTTATATCTGTAGCTGAACATGAATTAGAACAACATCTAAAAGAAAATCATATAAATTATAAAACTCAATATAGATTCAATGATTGTAAGGACAAGAAATGTTTGCCTTTTGATTTTGTGATTTTTGACAACGCAAGAAATATAATTATGGCAGTTGAATTAAATGGGGAACAACATTATCATCCATTTACATATTGCGGAGAAGATGATACTAAAAAATTGTCAAACTTAAAAGATAGACAGAAAAAAGATCAAATAAAAAGAGAATATTGTTTTAATAAACATATTCCATTATTAGAAATTAGATATACAAAATTTTATAAAAAAGAAAAGATATTTGATGATTTTTATAATAAATTAGGAGATAAAAATATGTATAATTTTAATGCAGAAAAAGCAACTTCTGAAGTTATCAAATGGATTAGAAATTTGTTTGCAGAAAAATTTCCAAATAACAATTGCTGTATTGCTTTGTCTGGCGGAAAAGATTCATCAATTGTTGCAGCACTTTGCGTCGCAGCATTGGGGAAAGACAGAGTGAAGGGTATTATGCTACCACAGCACGAACAGTCAGATATTAATTGTAGTATTTTATGTGCCAATATGCTTGGTATTGAATACAAAGTCATTAATATTGGCGAAACAGTTGATTCTATTATTTTCGAAATGGAATCAAATGGAATAATTATTACAGAACAGGCGAGAATTAATGTCCCAGCAAGAGTCAGAATGACCGAATTATATTTCTATGCTCAGTGCAACAATGGAATTCCTAGTTGTAATTGTAATCTTTCCGAAGACTGGATAGGATATACAACCTATGGAGGTGACGGCTTTGGATCATTCGCCCCTATCGGAAAATTTACTGTAACAGAAGTTAAAGCAGTTGGTTATGTGATAAAGAAAATCCTTTCGTTATCTGACGATTTTGATAAATTAATCGATAAAATACCGGCAGATGGTCTGTGCGGTAAAACTGATGAAGATAATCTTGGATTCCCATATTATATCTTAGACAAATATATTAGAACTGGTGAAATCGAAGATTTAGATCTGAAAGCAAAAATAGATTTATTACATGAAAAAAATTTATTTAAATTACAATTAATGCCAACTTTTGAATATAAATTAGCAGATGAAACTGCGCTTTCGTAAGGAAGAAAATAAAGATTATGAATGTATATTTTATTATTTTGTGTTGTATCTGTGCCATGTCATTAGGAATATCTTTGATAAATCATGGGAAACCAAGAGAAGGAGACAATAACTTTTTTATAACGCTTTTATCTGTTGCAATTCAAATGTTTCTGATTTACAAAGCAATAAAAATTGGTTTCTAAAATCTTAGAGCAATTCGCTTATTAATCCAATAGAGAATAACTTAATATAGGAGGTATAAATGCACGTAAGAATTATTGCTTTTAGTAATAACTACGAAGGTTATAAATTAAAAGGATATGATGAAATTGACAATATTAGTGAGTTAATCAAATCATTACAGTATATGAAAGAAAACGAAATTCCGCTAGAAATAAATACAGAAGATATTACTGACACAGATGGAGAAGAATACCCTATTCAAGATGTAAGAATTGTATTCCCTAAATGTGGTGGAGAAATTAATCCATATGTTGCTGTATATGTAGAAGAAATGTGAGGCGACAATTTATGGAATGGAATGTATATTACCATGATTCAAACGCAAAAAAAATTATTCAATGGAATATTTTTAAACATGGAAGTTTTAGAAAAGAAGTTTATGAATTATTAAAATCAGATTTAAACAAAGATGATTTTATTGAGCAGCTTAGAAAAAGTTTGATGTATTATTTTTGGTCAAAATCAGAATATCAAGTTCTTATCCTACCTTGGGTTGGAGAAGCAGATGATATTAAGATCGATATTTATGATCAGGTAATGATGAATTGGAATAAGTTTTCTGAGTATGTATGGGTTAATAAGTGAGGTGGGTTTACATGGAAAGTAGTTTAAATAAATACACAAAAACTTGGGTTAGTTCAAATATTTATGAATTTATAGACCCAGATACACTGGTTCACTATTTAGTTTATCAAATGAGAGGAATAACACCAAGATTAAATGCGGACGGAACAATTATGATCGGTATAAATGAAGATTAAATTGGACGTTCATAGGATTAAAAAATAGGAGGATTAATTTTTGAAAACAGATTTTAACTGGTTTGGGGATGATTGGAAGAGAGTAAAGAATCATTGTAGAACCACGGATAATAAAGATTTTACAGAGAACGAACCAACGGATACTTTTAAAAAGAAATTGCTTATATCAGAACATTCACCAATTAGATTACTTGAGTTTGATTGGTCTTGGAAAAGTATTTATTACTGGCTGAGTACAGAGTGGTCGAGACATAAATTTGAAAAATTTATTAGTTCACAAAGAGATGATAGATTAGTTGATGATACTCCACGAGGTAAGAAACCACAAGATGCATTGGTTAATTTTGATGGTTATGCTAATATGCAAAACCTTATTGATAGTTGGAGAAAAAGATTGTGTGGCAATGCTACACCAGAAGCAGTTGAATTGGCAGAAGATTTCAAAATTGAATTACATAAGACACACCCTTATGAATCAGATGTGTTAGTTCCTAATTGTATTTATCGTGCAGGTTGCCCCGAATTTAGTTGTTGTGGAACGATTGCTAATTTTATTAAGTGGGCAAATGATAATAATAAGGAAATAAATTGGCTTAATATTCAAAATAGATATGATTTATACAATGAATGGTTTTATGAGGTACACAAGTAATTGTTCATTTCAACAGGAGGTAAAAATATGATAGAAGATGCTATTGTTTTAACTGGCTACGATCTTGAACAATATAAGAGAATGATTTATAAACCGGAAGTTGAATATAATAAAGAATGGATTATTAATGAGAGAACAAGATTATTAAAAGAAAATGAAAAATTGCAATCTGAACTTAGATGCTTAAATAGAAGGAATATACCATTGCAGAAGAAAATTGCAAACGGTAAGAAATGGTGTCCTATGTGCAACTATGCAATAGATAGAAATGTGCCAGCACAACATTATTGTGATAGGTGTGGACAGGCACTTAAGGTATTTTAAAAGAGGTGATTAATATCAGAGATCCAAATAGATTATATGATTTTTATAACGAGGTAACTCGATTACATATGACGTATATGCCTGACTGGAGAGTGGGTCAGTTTTGGATGAATTTTTTAGTATGGATTCAAAGCGAAAAGAAACGGGATCCGTTCTTCCCAGAAGAAGATGAAATGCTTACATATTTAAAAGAGTTTTGCGGAGAGGAGGTAATAACAACGTGAAAAAGATTGAACGAATGAAAGAGCTTGTTAATACACTTAATAATGCATCTAATGCGTACTATAATCAGTCTCCAATTATGTCAGATTACGAATGGGATAAACTGTACGATGAGTTAACGACACTTGAGTATACTACGGAAATTGTTTTAGCAGATAGCCCCACGCATAACGTTGGTTATTCAGTTGCAGATGAATTAAAGGAAGTGACACATAACCATCCGATGCTATCTCTCGATAAAACAAAATCTGTTGATGAGTTAACCAATTTTATTGGAGATAATGATTGTTTTATATCTGTTAAATGTGACGGATTAACAACTTCGCTAAGATATTTAGACGGAAAGCTTGTTTCAGCAGAAACCCGTGGCGATGGCGAAAAAGGACAAGATGTTCTCCAGAATGTTTTAACTATGAATAATATTCCAAAAGAAATTCCATATAAAGATGAATTGATTATAGACGGAGAAACAATTATCGGATGGGATACTTTTAGAAAGATTAATGATGATTTACCTATTGATAAGAAATATAGCCATCCAAGAAATCTAGTGTCTGGTTCATTACAATTATTAGATAGTAAAGAAGCTGCAAGCAGAAATATGAGATTTGTTGGATGGAGAGTAATTAAAGGATTTGATCATAAAAATCCAAGCTACGATTTGTTTTTAGCTGAAGAAAATGGATTTGAAATTGTGCCATTTGTGAAATTTTCTAAAGGCCATACAAAAGATGACTTAATCAGTTTCCTTGATGATGTAAGAGCATTAGCAGAAGAAGCTGATATCCCTTATGATGGAGCGGTTGTAGCAGTAGATAATTATAAAGTAGCTGATTCTATGGGACGAACAGATAAATTCTTCAGACATTCAATGGCATATAAATACGAAGACGAATTGTTTGAAACCAAGCTTACTAATATTGAATGGAATACTTCTAAAACAGGTTTAATTAATCCAGTAGCAGTTTTCGAACCTGTTGATTTGAATGGAGCTATTACTACAAGAGCAACACTTCATAATATTACGTATATTAAAGATATGATGCTTGGTATCGGTGATAGAATTAGAGTGTATCGTTCTAATATGGTTATTCCTAAAGTACATGACAGCATTGATAAGAGTGGCAATTTTATTATTCCAGAAACATGTCCTATATGTGGTTCACCAACAAAAATTGTAAAGGATAATGATTCAGAAGTTCTTATTTGTACCAATGATGATTGTAAAGGTAAGTTACTTGGGAAACTCAGTCATGCAGTAAGCAAAAATGCCCTCAATGTCGATGGACTGTCAGAAGCAACAATTCAGAAATTTATTGATCTTGGATGGCTAACATCTATTAGAGATATTTATTATCTATCTGCCAATGAAAAAGAAATGAGTATGCTAGAAGGATTTGGTAAACGATCTGTTACAAAGCTTCTTGATTCTATTGAAAAATCTCGTAACACTTCACTTCAGAGATTTATATATTCTCTGTCAATTCCATTGGTCGGAAAATTAGCAAGCAAAGATATTTCAAATGAAGTCGGTGGAGATTTTGATGCGTTCATGCGCACTTTATCTGTATATGGTGCAGAATATTTTAAGAATATTCCTGGTATTGGTGATAGTATTGTGTATTCTATGAATGATTTCTTCAGAAACCACTGCAAGGGTATATATAATTTATCAAAAGAATTCACTTTTGAAAAACCTATTTCCTTGGCAACCACGGATGATATTAAATCATTGGCAGGTAAAACTTTCGTTATTACCGGAAGCCTTGAACATTTCGAAAATAGAGATGCGGCTAAAACAGAGATTGAATTACATGGTGGCAAAGTATCTGGAAGTGTTAGTGCAAAAACATCATATCTTGTAAATAATGATATAGAATCCACATCTGGCAAAAATAAAAAAGCCAAAGAATTAGGTATTCCAATCATTTCTGAAAATCAGTTAATCGCAATGATGCGATAATCAAAAATTTATTCCAATAAAAAGAGAATAAGTATTTGTAGCGGTAAGCTACTTCGTGGACGCACGAATAATTATGATACCGGTATCCTCATTAAAAGGAGGATAAAAAATGTTTTATAATTTTGCAACTTTGTTTACCTGTCTGTCGCTAATCACTGTAAGTATTCCAGTGATACCACAACCCAAGATAGCACAGATAGATGAATCACACATTATGACCTTATCTGAAATCGAGGAAGAATTGGTTTTAGTTGGTTCAGAAGAAACTGAATCAAATGAATTTGAACAAGCTGTAATTGATATGCAGAATGATATGGATCGAATTGAAGATATCACAAGTAGCAATATAGATTGGTACATTGCTTATAAAAATGTGATTAATAAGTATTCATACATAATTGATCCACCTGAAACCGTATATGATTACTTTACAGATGATGAAATTTATTTAATTCAGAGAGTCGTTGAGACAGAATGTTTTGATGGTGATTTCGATTCCAAATGTCATGTGGCGAATGTCATTCTCAATCGTATAGAAGATCCTGATCAGAGATTCGGATCTACCGTAGAAAAGGTTGTCACGTCTGAAAATCAATTTGCATATGGAAGAAAAATTATTTCTGATAGTACAAAACTTGCAGTGGAGTATGCATTTGAAATCGTAGATACCACAAATGGTTGTATTGGATTTCACAGCAACAAAAAAACCAAGACATTTAATAAATGGAACTATGCATTCACTGATCAGATTGGTCATCATTTTTATAGAGAAGAGGAGAAAAATTAAATTGAATGATAAGACAATTAAAGTAAGATTACATAATGCTGATACAGTAAAAAGATTTATTCAGGTCGTAAGAGGATTTATGTCTGATGTGGACATTATGACTGACCACGCAGTTCTTGACGCAAAGAGTATCATGGGAGTTTATGCCCTTGATTTGTCTGAAGATACATATGTAAAGCTTGTTTCTGATAACGTTGATGAATTGAGACGATTTGATGCAGCCATGGAGGAATTCATGTAATGAGCACAATTGTACTTATAGGAGCTTCTGGATCTGGGAAGTCAACTATTGAAAACGAATTAAATAACCATGGGTTCAGAAAAATTGTATCTTATACAACTCGTGAGCCAAGAGAAGGTGAGAAGAATGGTAAGGATTACTGGTTTGTTACAAAAGATACTTTCAAAGATATGCTTGCAGAGGGATTATTTGCTGAGTATGAAGAATATTCTCAGGGAAGGTTTTATGGAACATTAAAGTCTGATTATGTAGAAGGTAATAATGTTGCCGTTCTGACACCAAATGGTATTCGCCAGCTTAAGCGTAATTTATCTAATGCAGATATTTACAGTGTACTTGTTGAAGCAAATTTGGGAACCAGAATGTTGAGATATATCAATCGAGTTGGATTAGACAAATTCAATTTCGACGATAAGAGTGAGTTGTGCTCAAGAACAGATCGAGATTTCGGCATGTTTTTAGGCATGGACAAAGAAGTAAATCTAGTAGTTGACAATAACTACAACAGAAATATTAAAGATGTTGTGAGTGATATTTTAAATGCATAAAGAAGGATACCAGGAAATCAAAGACTTTATATTCTGTGCAAATAGAAAATGTGAACATACGGAGTGCTTGCGACATAACTGCAACACTCCATATAACACAATAATACATAGAAGCGATAAATTCAAACCGGATAAAGACGGTAATTGTAAGGATATGGTGATTTAATATGGAAATTTATTTAGCAGGAGCAATGGCGTGTTATGGAAGTGAAAGTGATGAAGCGAAAAAGTGGCGTGAAAAAGCTAAAGAATATTTTTTTAGATGGGGTGAGTCTTGTAGTATTATCAGTCCTGTGGACTATTATAGCATTAGCAGCGACGATTCTAAAAATCCTAGTGAAGTTATGCGATTTGATCTCAGAAAGGTTAGAGAAGCAGATTTAGTCCTTGTTAATCTGAAGGATTTGGACAAATCGCTTGGCACATCAGATGAGATTTTCTATGCGTATATGAGAGGAATTCCTGTAATTGGATTCTTAGAAACAGAGGATGTATTAAGCGAGGAAAAAGTACAAGAGATGGTTCATCCATGGAAATATGAACAGATTGACAGAATTGAAACTGGTGAAGATGCTATGGAAAAAGCGATAACCTATATTATTGGATATTATGAAGAACAGAGGTGATGAACACGAATTGTATTGGTAATGCCGGTCTGCTGATCAGAGAGTTAAAAAAGATTGTAGATCGAGATGGAGATGATTTTATCACAGTGAAAATTCAAGGTGATAATAGAGAATATATTATTGAAAGCATTGGACATGAGAAGAATTACAACGATTCTCCAATGAGAACACATTTATGTTTATTGTGTAAAGAGTGAGGTGACGATACATATGGATTACGACAAGATTATTGAACTTGATGATGTTACTTTACAGGATTGCGAAGAGTTATATGACGCCAAAGGTATTGAAATTGTTATTAATGATGGCAGAATTGTAAATTTTGTGAAGGAGTAAACAGATGAAAATTATTGAGGATAATGATGAATATATTGCGCTTTCGGAAGTGAAATATGGTAATGTGTTTAAAGTTGGCGAAAAATTTTATGTGAAAGTTAATATATCAGCATTTACTGATAGTCAACAATATGGTTCATTTGCTTTGTCATTAGATAATTTTTCAATCGTTCGTTTTAGCAAAGGTGATAAGACAAAAGCAATAATTTATGAACCTCAAGAAATGCATTTAATTAGGAAAGGTTGATTTCAAGAGAAGTTGGAAGGAGATAGATAATTTGAAGGTAATTAAGAAAGATGGCACATTAGAAGAATACAATGAGCAGAAAATTATTGATGCTTGCAACAAAGCTGCTAGACGTGCTATGTATGAACTTACTGATTCTGACTATGCCACGATTGTGAATGAAGTATGGGAAAGAATCTGCGAAAATTACGATGATGATACTGACATTCAAATTTATGATATGCACAATATTGTAGAATCGGTATTAGAAGATGAATTTCCGATTGTTGCTAAAATGTATAAGGAATATAGAAACTATAAAAAAGACTTTGTGCATATGATGGACAAGGTGTATGAACGTAGTCAGGCAATCAGATATATCGGGGATAAGAGTAATGCTAATACAGATTCTGCTCTTGTAGCAACAAAAAGAAGTCTTATTTATAACGAATTGAGTAGTGAATTGTATAAGAAATTCTTTTTAACACATGATGAAAAACAGGCGGCAAAGGATGGATATATTTACATTCATGATAGAAGTGCAAGACTTGATACAATCAATTGCGACTTATTTCGAGTTGGGGAAGTAATGAAGAATGGATTCGAGATGGGCAACCTTTGGTATAATGAACCTAAAACCTTAGATGTAGCTTTTGATGTAATGGGAGATATTATACTTTCCACAGCAGCACAACAATATGGTGGATTTACTGTTCCAGAAGTGGATAGAATTTTGGAACCATATGCCGAAAAGTCATATAAAAAATATTATAACGAGTTTTTTGATACGTTAGGTATTATTGAAAATACAGACGGATGCTATGTAGACCGCTTCAGTTATATAGATTTTAAAATGCAAGCCGATGAATACGCTACAAACAAAGTACAACGAGATTTTGAACAGGGTTGGCAAGGAATAGAAATGAAATTAAACTCGGTTGGGTCAAGCCGAGGAGACTATCCTTTTGTCACGATGACAATTGGATTATCTACATCAAAATTTGGGAAAATGGCTGCAATTACACTTCTTAAAGTACATTCAAACGGACAAGGAAAAGATGGTTTTAAGCGTCCAGTATTATTCCCTAAAATTGTATTTTTGTATGATAAAAATTTACATGGAGACGGATCTGATAAATATCCTAGTGCAGACGTTTTCAATGCAGGTATTGAATGCAGCAGTAAGACTATGTATCCTGATTGGTTGTCGTTAACTGGTGAGGGATACGTTGCGGAAATGTATAAGAAATATGGAAGAGTTGTTAGTCCGATGGGCTGCCGAGCCTTTCTGTCTCCATGGTATGAGAGAGGTGGTATGCATCCTGCGGATGAGAATGACAAGCCAATATTTGAAGGACGTTTCAATTTAGGTGTTATTTCACTTCATTTACCTATGATTTTAGCAAAAGCACGTAGAGAATCTAAAGATTTCTATGAGGTTCTTGAATACTATCTTGAATTAATCCGTGGATTGCATAAGAGAACATATGATTATATCGGAGAGCTTAGAGCAAGTGTAAATCCAGTTGCATTTTGTGAAGGTGGTTTATATGGTGGCAATTTAAAACCAGAAGACAAGATTAAACCTATTCTTCCTCCGATGACGATGAGTTATGGTATTACTGCATTAAATGAATTACAAAGGCTTTATAATGGTAAATCAATTCGTGAAGATGGGCAATTTGCATTAGAAGTAATGCAGTATATCAATAACTATACGAATAGAATTAAAGAAGAAGATCATATTTTGTATGCAATTTATGGCACACCGGCAGAATCCCTTTGTGGTCTTCAGGTAGAACAGTTCCGTAAAATTTATGGAATTATTGAGAATGTATCTGACAAGCCATATGTAAGTAATTCTTTTCACTGTCATGTATCAGAACAAATGTCTCCAATTGAAAAGCAGGATAAAGAAGGTAGATACTGGGATTTGTTTAATGGTGGGAAAATTCAGTATTGTAGATATAATCTAGGATATAACAAGGAAGCAATCAAAACATTGATTCTTAGAGCAATGGATAAGGGATTCTATGAAGGAGTAAACCTTGCAATGTGTTATTGTGAAGATTGTGGATATCAACAAGTAGAAATGGATATTTGTCCAAAGTGTGGAAGTAAAATGATTACAAAGATCGACAGGATGAACGGATACCTTGGATTTACGAGAGTGCATGGAGAAACAAGATATAACGAAGCGAAAAATGCAGAAATTGCAGATAGAGTTTCAATGTAATGAAGGAGTGTGGTTTGTATCAACTATCATAATATTACACATGATGATATGAACAACGGTGATGGCTTGAGGGTCGTATTATGGCTCTCAGGCTGTTCTCATCATTGTTTTAATTGCCAAAATCCTCAAACTTGGGATCCAGATAGTGGCATTCTATTTGATGAATCAGCAAAGCAAGAAATTTTCAATGAATTATCAAAAGATTATATTTCTGGAATAACATTGTCTGGCGGCGACCCTCTTCATGAAAACAATCTATCTGAAGTTTTATCTTTAGTCGAAGAAATACGTAATTTATTCCCAAGCAAAACAATTTGGCTTTATACAGGATACACATGGGAAAATTTAATAGATGGAATACATTATCCATTAGATGCCACATGGGAGGATAGTGTTCTACGAAAGTCTATCATAAAGTTATGTGATGTGCTTGTAGACGGAGAATATATAGATGAACAAAGAGATATCACGCTCCCGTGGCGTGGCAGTAACAATCAACGTGTTATAGACGTACAGAAATCTCTTAAACAAGGAAAGGTGGTTCTCTATTGTGACTAATGCACACAATCTAAAAAAGAAAGATATTCTCTATTACGCACGAATTATTCCACAAACATCAATCTATGAAGTATGCGAATTATCAATCAGAACAATAGAAGATACATATTTTGTTGGTACGGATAAGCGTGATAGACATGCTTATTTATTCTCATACAATGCAATCGATAAAACTGTTTTTCCGCAATCGTAAAGATGCACTGAAAATTGTGAAAGAAGCGGAGAATAATAAACCGATGGATATTTCAACAGAAACAGATTATGAAGAATACTGAAAGGAAGAACAGGAGGACATGAATGTTACATTACGCAACAACAATAGTAGTATTAGCTTTTATAGCCTTTATTGCAATTATTATTTATGCGATGTGCGTGGTCTCTCATAGGTCAGATAATATTTTAGAAAATTATGACCATGTAGAGTTATCACAAGAAGCATCAAGTGAATTGGAAAAAGTCATTAGACATTACGAAGGAGAAGACAAGATGGTAAAAGCTAGTAATGAAAAGAATTTAGAAAGAATTGCAAAATTTGAAAAGGTAAGTTTTGAACAGTTCAAAGATGATCTGCTTTCTACATCGGAAGATTTTAACCAACTGGATATTGAAGGAATGTATAATGATATTAAATTACCTACAAGATCTACAAGTCATAGTGCCGGTTATGATATTTCTATCCCTTATGGCATGGAACTAGAACCTGGTGAAACAATTAAGATTCCAACTGGAATCAGATGTTACATGGACAATAATTATGTCATGTTAGTATATGTCCGTAGTAGCGTTGGCATTAAAAAGAGATGTGTTCTGCTAAATGGTACTGGCGTAATTGATAGTGATTATTACAACGCTGATAACGAAGGACATATGTTTATTGCATTAAAGAACGATGGAGATAAGTCGGTATCATTTGAAGCAGGAGATAGAATTTGTCAGGCAGTATTTGTGCCATTTGGAATCACTGTAGACGATAATGCTGATGGAGTAAGAACTGGTGGAATCGGAAGCACAAACTAATATATGAGATAAAGGAGATTATAATGGCAAAAACAATTCCAATATGGGAAAAACTTACGCTTACTTTATCTGAAGCTGCTGAATACAGTAATATTGGCATAAATAAAATAAGAGAGATGTCTAATAATCCTCGATGTGATTTTGTTATATATGTTGGTAAAAAACGATTAATTAAGCGAAAAGAATTTGAAAAATTTATTTCTGAGAATATCGAATTATAGACTCCTAATGCCTTATGTGATAAAATTTATATATTGCATAAGGCTTTTCTCATAACAGAAAGGAGGAAATTTTTTGGGAAAAGACCTAAAAGGAAAGGAACTTGGTAAAGGAATAAGCCAAAGAAAAGACAAATTATACATTGCAAGATTTACAACGAAGACTGGTAACAGAAAATCTAAATTGTTTGAAAAACTAAAAGAATGTCAGAAATGGTTGGCTGATGAAAAATATTTGGACGAACATTCGCAAATAAATTTATCATCTGACATACTTGTGGATGCATGGTTTGATAACTGGATAATTATGAAAGAAAAGGCATATTCCTACAATACTATTAGAGAATACAAAACAAGATACAAGAAAAACATTCAACCGGTCATAGGACAAAAATTCATTAGAGATGTGATCCCAATGCAATGTCAGATTGTACTTAATAAAATGGCAGAATCAGGATATAAGAGCAGTACTATCTTTTTGGCGAAAAATGTAATGTCTTCGATGCTAGAGTACGCTGTCTACAATAATTTAATTTCAAATAATCCATGTAATAAATTAGTAGATGCTAAAATAGGAAAGAAGTCAACAAAAAAAGAAGCACTGAATCTCAATGAAACCAAGAAATTTGCAGAACAAATTAAAGGATTTTCATATGAATATCAATATTTACTTGTTCTACAAAGCGGATTAAGAATAGGAGAGCTTATTGGATTAAAATGGTCTGATATTGACTTCAAAAAGAAAACAATGACTATAAGACGCAGTGCCAGATATCATAGTGATATTCACGAATGGGTTATCGGAAATCCAAAAAGCGAATCAGGACGTAGAACTATTCCGCTTACCGATGAAGCAATAAGAATATTAAAATTACAAAAAGAAAAAACTAGAAATTTTAATGTTATTGATATTCGCTGGAGGGACACGGTATTCATATGTAAAAACGGTACTCCTATAAAAAATGGTACGTATGATTCTAACCTTGTAAAAATTTGTAAGAAAGCTTGCATCAGAAACATATCAATGCATGTTTTGAGATATACATTTGCGACAAGATGTGCTAATGCAGGAATGATGCCTAAAACGCTTCAATATATTATGGGACACGCTAGTATAACTACGACTATGAATTTGTATGTATCGTCTCTTGAAGAGCAGAGAAAAGGAGAAATTGCAGACATATCTTCTAAGTTGGTTGTTTGA